CCACAAAAGCAATACATCCAACAGGTACTTTGAGATTAAGCCCCTGATTATTGGGAATTGCTTTATGGCATTTTGGACATTTCACAGTCTCACGTACATACCGATAATAAGTTTTTGTTTGTGCTTCCATACGACTTCTCCTCTTTAAGATAATGTTGTGCAGATGTTATATAATGTACTGGTTAACGCTGGTTTCCCCAACATCATGGATTCGCACTGAATCATCATGTCCAGTATGATTCCCACTTTTGCATTGTCACTTTTCATAAGTACAGAGTTACAATACCCCATAATGATTCTTCGTATTGTTTCTGGGTCATCTTCTATCTTACCGTAGATGCTCAATATCTGTTTCCAAGTGCATGACTTCCCCATTAACAATCTGCATAAAGCAATGGATTCTTCTTTGGTCTTTTCTGTGCTTTCTAGTACCTCTTGCATTTTGTCTGGTTCAACATCAATGATGGTATCCATGTACTGAAGAGCTTGTCCAAGAGAACCGTTACTCTTTTCAACAATCATGGAAATGATTGGATTGGGTACATCTTTTTTTTCGTTACTGGCAACCCACAACAAATAATCTTTCACCAGATTAGGTTCTAAAGGGACAAATTCAAAATGAGCACATCGTCTCTTTACAGCGGCTGTTACTTTCCCGGCTTCACTGGTACATAAGATGAAAATAACATGGCTTGGAGTGTCTTCCAACGCCTTTAACAGCCCGTCTTGTGCTTGGGGTGAGATTCGATGCACTTCATCCAACAGATAGATTTTGTATGGAGCATTTACGGGAGCCAGCCCCATTGTATCTTGGAGTTGACGTACAGTTTCAATCCCAGTGAACCTCGCACTGTTATACTCATGAAAGTTCCAATCGTCATAGCATTTCAAATACCTCGCTATGATCCTCCCCACTGTTGTTTTCCCACACCCTGGAGGTCCTGTCAGTAAAAATGCCGAAGGCACACTATCTGAATCCAATTTAGATTTGATAGCCGCTATCGTGCTTTCGTTTCCCTCAACATCATCAAATTCTTCAGGTCTATATTCTTTGTATAATGACATTGTTTTTTCACTCACTTATAATTGTTTTGGAATTATCTGAGATATCATCAAGATCGTCACAATCGTTACTCTCATAGATCAAATCAACCAACATTTGGTCTGATTCCAGTTTGGATTTTAGACCGATACTTGATTTTTCGTTTCTGAGAAACTTGTCTAAGTTTTCATCGGCGTGTAAAGAAAAGGTTTCAGTTTCTTTAACACTCAATACGGGCAAATATCCATTTACTTGCTTTACATAAGCAAAAAACAAGTGCATAATTTCTGACTTTTCAAGCTCTGACTTCTGAAGAGCTTTTAATAATTTTGAAGTTCTGGCTTGTGATTCAATAAAAAGCTTTTCCAGCTTTTGATGCATGATTATCAGATTCATGTGTTTGTCTTCAATTGTTTGCTTCTCTTTCATATTTAACTCCATTCATCTCCACAGATTGGGCACTCATAAACGATGGTACTTTCTTTTTCACTTTTGTATGCGTATTCGCATCCACACACATTGCATAATTTGTTCGATAGTTTTTTCATATCACACCAGGGAGCGTTCATTGGAGCCGCTTCCACTTCCACTTCAAGAGGTACTATGATCCAATCCCACTCTCTGGGTATTTCTTGTGTCATGATTTCTGAACACATGGAAATTACACGATTGAACTCTTCAGGTTCTGAACTGACACTCAAGTTTGCGGCATCGTGTATCTGACCGATAAGTTTTGATTTCATGCCACTTATTCTTCTATCTATTATACACAATGACCTCAACAAACAGTGAAAAGCACTTCCCTGTACCGGATAGTTTATAACGTCGTTTCGTTGCATGTATCCAGAACAAATGAAACCTGTAAGTGTCTCAAACCACCCCTTTTCCAAATAGTCATTGTACCATGTGTCTCTCCACTTATCATAAACAGGGAACCTCTCTTTCCAGAACACTCTTTCCACTTCTTTTACGTGTTCTTCAAAATCAATATATGTTTTGATACCTTTGCTTTTAAGATTCTGTCTCATGGGGATTCCATCGGCTGTTTCCAATTTCATTGTGTCAATAAATCCCCACAACGCTTTAGCACATGACACATAGTAATCTCCATAGAACTGAGCAAACACAAACCCGTTCTTAGCACAAAACCTAGGGTCTTTGGCTATTTTATCCATCTTATACAATTCCATAGCCATATCACCATGCATGTCTTTTGTTGGATCGATTATCTCTTGGATCATGTTTGGGTCTTCGTGATAGCAAGCCGCCACTCTCACTTCAATCTGAGAGTAGTCTATCTCAACCAACAATTGATCTCTATTCGGGATGATTAGACTACGGCAGTACCTCTGTGCTTCTTTGTCTCTCTTTGGTATGTTTTGAAAGTTAGGTGAATCAGATGAAGACCTGTACGTGATCGTTGTGTGTAGATTGAAAAACGGGTGCATCTTCCCTCTGCAACACTCCCGTAAAAAACCAGCAATGAATGTACCTTTTATCTTTTCCAGTTTTCTCATCGCCATTAGGTCTTTTACGAATGGGAGATTGACTGTCTTTAACGAAGGTTCATCCACACTTGGTTTACCTGTTGCTGTTTTTGGTAAGTCTCTATAGTCCAAGTGGTAATATAACAGATTTGCTAATTGGGTGTTGGAAGCCAGATTGAATTTTGCACCGTTTATAGTTTTCCATTGTTTTACTTCTTCATACTCAATGAGTTTCTCTTTTATACTCTGCACACGTTTTTCCAGACGCTCTGTTAGCATTTCTGCTTTATCAAGATCGAGAGGTATTCCATTGAGTTCAATCTTTGAGAAAGTCAGAGCACCATCGTGTATGAGGTCGTATGGGGTGTACATGTTTCTTTTATAGATTTCACTGCTTTGTTTTTCATAGAGCATAAATTGAAATTCTGTATCCAGTCCATTGTACATAAGCAAATCATGGGTTAATGCTGGACTGCCAAGTAATTTGTGAATATTGTTTATGCTCCCTGCTTCTTTGCCATCTGATTTCAAATAAGGTTCAATATGACTGCTGTAATCATCCACTCCAAAATGTAAATATGTTTGGAGTTTTAGTTTGCCTATTCCCGTTCTATTGTCCAGAACGTGAGCGGCCTGTAAGCTGCACCAGTTCCAGTTAGCAACAGAGGTTTCAAGAATAACATTGCTCCACATCTCTTCAAACTTCATGTTATGTGCTGTGAGATATATTTTTTTATGCCTGAGTAATTTACACAACAACACTCTTAGTTTTCCAAACCCTTTTACATCTCTGTGAATGAGAAAAGCTTTTGATCCCTTCTCTTTTGTTCCCAAAGATACTGAAATAATATCATGTCCAGGTCTATGTGGTTTCAAACCCGTTGTCTCATAGTCAATAGACACATCAATTCCATCATCACTGGAGTTATCAGCCTCATCGAGTAACCATTCCATAAAGGTTATAGCATTTTTTGTATCCAATATCTCCACACGTTTTTTGACTTCATCTAAGTTATGATAGGGTATTGGTTCTCCAAGCTTACTGACAGCATTTTTCAAATCCTGATGGAACAGTGTACTGATTACTTTATAATCTTTAGCCTCTTCCATGCGCTTGACAAACGAGGGGTGGAATGTGGGAGCCATCCAACACTTGTATTTTGCATCAGGTATAATAAATCCCCGCCACTTGCTGATTCCAAGCCCCATAGTATGGACGTGTCTGTTTTGGAGGAATGAATCAAGAGCCGTTCCCCCCAATACTATTACCAATTCAGGTTGAAATTCTCTCAACTCTTTATCGACAAAGTAATGACACTGGGATACTTCATTGGGTGTTGGTTCTCTGTTGTCTGGAGGTCTGCAATTTACAGCGTTGATCTTTCGGCACTTGTCGATGTCTATGTCCAACTCCTCCAAGTGTTCCCTAAGACATTGGCCGGCTGCCCCTATCAATTGGGTGTTCATCTGGTCTTCCCGTTCGCCTGGAGCCTCTGCGAGAAACAGTATAGGGATGTCTCCCGTCCCCGTAGCGAGCATTTTAGGGGAATTGCATGTTCTGTATAGCCCACACTTATTACAGCCCTCTACGATCTTTATGCTCTTTTTGGTTCGTAAGTGATCTTCTTCAGTAAAGAACCCATCATTCATATTAATTCTCCAATACAATCTGCTCCAAAACCAATCCCCCCATTTGACTGAGTATTGGTTGTGTTAAAGGTTCAAACGCCACACTAAAATTTTCTATTACTATTCGAAATAAAACCGATTGTGGTTCATTCAAATAAACATACACATCCCCATCTGAATACGGTTTTGTATTCATCTGCCAATGGTATTGAGTTGGGAGGTATTCAAATCTCATGATTACTTGTCGACATCCAATCACCACTCCAACACAATTCGGCTCATTTATTACATATCTCTCATTTACATTTTGTATATAATTTTGTATATAATGATGACTGATTAGACAGGTAATCTGACCCAACTCATAAATACTTCCATTTTGAGTAGCAATAAATACATGACTGTAATTTGTATGGGATAATCTACCCTTGAATTTATTATCACTTCCATATTGATTGATCTCGTTTTGAGTAGGTTCAATAATTAGAGGCTTGTCTGGAAATAATAAAGTTTCACTTGTTACCCCCCCAGCACAAATAACAGCTGGAGTGGCTGACAGTACTTTCAAAAACCCTCTTCGATTTACATCATTCATGTCACTCTCCTTTATGAATAGGTATTACATACAACATCCCGTCCGATTCAGATTTGATAAATGAATGACAGATCGATATGGAGTCACTTTTTTTGAGCAAGTTAAGAAGCAGTGCCGGGTTTACGTTCACACTAAATGATTCCCCATCGTATCTTACTCTATTCTTTTCCGTAATAATCCCCTTCTCTGTCTTTTTCACAACTGTGACCATGTTCTTATCAAAGTGTATAGCAGCCCGTTCGTTATACATATTGATCTCACGTAAGCATAAAGCCACTTCCAGTGAGTCTATGAAGGTTGGTGGAAATTGAAAGTTTGTTATCACATTATCTGTTCCCTTGACGATTCTTTCAGTGTTAATGTAATCTGACTGGAACAGTCTGCATGAAAACACATAAGGTTCCCCACCACTTTCTACTTCAAAATCAGCCCAAGTTTCTCTGATTTTGAGTGTCGCTTTTTTGATTCCATGTTTTGCCAGTTCCCGTATGGCGGGTGAAGGTATCAAGATTCCAGATTCTTTTATCTTGAGTGAAAGACCATGCTTGTATTGGGTGAGTTGGTATCCATCACACGATTGCATGTAATCGTTATTGATGTGAACACAAAACATATAGGGTTTCGTCGCGTCTTTACTGACCGTCATCGAACAATCATACAGTGCTTCAAAGAATTGATTCCCCACTTCGGAGTCAGTGCTTTTCTGCTCTGACGATGGTATGGGAAGAAACACATCGTTTTGTGCAATCAACATAGCTTCAGTGCGAGGTGTTTTTATTACCATCTTCCCCTCGCTGATATCAATGTCAACTGTATCCCCCTTCATTTTGGAGAGTATGTTTAATAGTTCGTTCGCGGGCACAGCACATGTACCTTCAATTTCAGGTATCTTTGTACTTACGCACATTTCATCGTTGTATGTGTACACATCTCCATCTGAAAACACAATACAAGATGACTGCTCAATGATCTCCCGGCTGGATGTCCCCGAAAGCAACAACTTCACCGTTTTTAATAAAGAATTTCTGTTTATTCCCTGATTCATGTTGTCTCCTCGCTAACTGTTTTATTCGGCCAAATCTGGCTGATTCTTCTTTATCTTTCAACAAGTGATGGGTGTGATAATATGAAATCAACACCCCCCAATTATCATACAATGGTTCCTTAACCAACGGCTCGCATTCTTCGGCTCTTCTTCCAACACCTGAGAAATAGAAAATAAAATCATCTCTCTTCTGGCACTGTGCCATCATTCTCAAATAGAATATACCGTTCAAGTCGTATCGAACTCTCCCTACTTCTGTAAGTTCTTTGTAATCTACGTTGTTCTCTTCCAGATATTCCATCATCTGCTTGAATATGATTGGAGTCTTATGCCGTATGGTTTCAATGTTATTTCCAAGAACACCAGCTTTCGTTGTAAGGGGGATCATATTTTGGCGGCGGGGAGTCACAGCAATAATGAACGGGTCGCTGTAATCCCACTTACCTTGTTTCTTCTTAGGGAAGATAACATTTCCATATCCTCCATGTGTGATCCATGTCGTGCTATCCACTGAATACCATGGGTATTCTATCAGTAAACTGAATGCTGTTGCGGCAAACCCATGAAACTTGATGCCCTTGTATTTGGGGTCGTTGAATATCTTATTCCCCCATGCCCTAAACATCTGAGGGGAGTTGCCTTTACCCGTAACACCCAATCCAATGTGTGTATGACCTGCTTTTATATACCGATCCAGCCATTTCAGGTCTGTGTTTGGGTGAAGAACGGGTAGTGGGGTGAGTCCCGTTTTTTCCATGTATCGTTGGACTTCCCAAGTTTTAGCGGGATGCGACAAGACATCCACATTGACGTAGACATCGAGGTATTTGGAATTTTTATGTAAGAAAGCAATGTACTCATCGACATAGTTCCAGAACGTTTCTGATTCATAATAGTCATACTTCTTTCTTGCTGGTTTACCATAAGCATGTGCTGTATAGAGTGTGTGTGCTCCAGAGTCCATGAAGATTTTCATTTATATTCCACTCCAATTTGACCGGGAGTTTCACGTGCTTTGCCCTTATCTCCCCCAAGCAGTTTATGTACCTGAACGTTGAACAAAGCACTGAAATGAAATCCCCCAGATTTATTGTTGAAATAACAATGGTTTTTCAATACCAAATCTGCGAGTTCTCTTCTCCAAGGATTGTCTTTTATATGTGATGGTGATTCAACAGCTGCAAAGATAAAATCAACGTTCTTTTCCATAGGTGTTATTTTAGAGTGCATCAAAACAGTATTCATAACTGAACTAGCTTCTATATAATCTGTCATGTCTTTACACACAAATTTTATAGAGTAGCTAACATCTTCTCTGCTACTAAGCATGTTTTCCATCAGTTTACATGTAAATTCATTGGGGGAGAGCACCTTTTGTTTTGACGATGGTAACTTATAGTTGTAGATTATGTGGTCTACATAACACAAGTCTATCATGTTGTTACCATTACCATCCATCTGGATAAATTCAAATTTACCAGCAACTTCCCGTAATACGGTCTTCAGTCCCCGTCTTTGGAGAATGGGTTCCCCTCCTGTGATATGCAGACAATTGGTACGAACTTCATCACTCAACAAAGCCTTGACTATTTTCATGGGCCGCATGTCTATACCATTCTTGGGGTCGATGCTTTTGCGTTCGTCACACCAAACACAATCCATGTCACAACCAGCCAGCCTGAGTATGGTGATGGGTGTGCCTTGTGGCACACCTGTAACATCACCCGATATGCTTTTGAATATCGAATATACTTTCATACTATTAACTCAGCTCCATTCTCATTGTCTTCCATAACCTGAATATAAACAGCTTCTGGGAATGCTTCATGAATTTTGTCACAGATATCTTCACAGCTCACTGTTCCTAAAAATGCGTCACAAGAGCCGAAGAGAATGAGTTTGCTATTAATCCAAGAATCTAATTTTCTCTTGAATCTAATAAACTCTATGTCCCGGCTGTCAGACACACTCACACGAACTGTTACATGGAAAATATGACGATGAGGAAAACGTAAAAAAGAAACATCCCCATAGGGACATTCAGGCCAACTGTGAATACCCTCAAACTGAGTCTTGACGACTATATAGCGTTTCATAATCTTCTCCATTCATTATGTGAATCATTCGTTCCCATGAACGATCAAATCTTGGAATCATACTATCGAAATGAAAATCAGCAACAGCAGTGGAGTACTCATCTATACATCGCTGAACGATATGAGAAGCATCGCTGACATCGTCATCTTCGTACAACAGATACCCCATATCAGCACTGTCAAATACTTCAGGGAAACTTCTGAACCTGGGATATACAGGGAAGCACCCACATGTAACAGATTCCAAAAGTGTGTAACTTACCCAGTCTTGCAAAGCTGAATTGAATTGCACCTTAGCCGTGCAAAGTTCTTTATAGTACTCATCTTTGGTGAGGTTATCTTTGAGTGTTAAATTGGGACATTCTGTTAGATATGTAGCTAACTGTTCAAGTAATCCACCACTGTTGCTTCTCAACTTGGGAGCCGATGTGCAGATAACAAATTGGATGTGAGGCATTCGTTTTACCAGACGTAAAAATACAGAAGGTCTCTTCTCCCAATCCCAACGGGAACTCCATACCACTTTGTCTTCTCTGGGGAGTTTTAAGTAAGGTTGTATTTTTTTAATAATGCTTTCGCTTCTAAATGGATGCCCAATCACATATACTTTGTTGGATATACCAGAACGTACTAACAGTTCTTTTAGCAATGAACTGGTGACAAATACACCATCCAGAATAGCCCCGTTCCCTTTTTCATAATGACGCATCCATGAGCGCATTGGGAATGTAAAATCATACATATCCACACTCTGCGCCCAACAATTCGCATACATTTTTGGATGAGTGTTTGCCAGATGAAAGTAATAGGGAAGTGCTTCGATGCCGGGATGCCAGAAGTCTTCGAAGTAAATCACATCTTCAGCATCCACCTCATTGTTATCCAAACGGTGTAACAATTCCATGATTTGGGAACAAGCATAGTACCCGCGCCCCGCACCATCCAAAGCAACACCTGTTTTGATTTCCCCGTCCCCCAATTGATGCCCTTCTATTCGTTCATAGGGAATGTAATTTTCAATCCAATTAGATTCTTGCCATCCAACAAGAGGGAATGACAAGTTCCAACTGTACCTCTGTTTTTGTGGCTCCAGAGATACATACCATATCTTTCTGAATTTATGTTTCATTGTTTTGAATCTCCTTAAGTGCTTCAAGAACGTCATCAGCATCATTCCACATAGAAGGAGTAATAATCAGAACTTTGAGATTGCCCAATCCATCGTGACCAGCAAGTGCAATAGTTCGTCTCGGCCAATCTTTGTCATAAAGCAAGGTCATTTTGCCAAGTTCTGATAACAAATCATCTGGGTTATAACGTTTGCGCTTCATTATTTCTCGTTTCTGGCGATAGATGCGTTTGCCCACATGATAGCTTCTTCCAATTTGGTCATAGCCAGTGACCGCTCACGTGATTCAGGGCAACGAGTTTCAATAAAGTATGCAAGCCCTTTTGCTTTTGCTCTGATATCTTCATATCGTTGAGCCTGATCTCCGATTGGTGGATGATACGTGAAATTGTTTTCGATGTCTCTTGCTGTTTTACTTGCCATTTTAATTCTCCTGTTATGATTTTATCATGCTCATAAATTCGGATTTGGTTTCTGAATACTCTTTGAAGAACCCTGATACATACGATGTTATGGCAGTGCTTTCTTGTTCGTTACACCCTCTCATTCGCATACACATGTGTTGAGCTTCAATCACAACAGATACCCCCATATTATTAGGTATGTTCAAAGTTAAAAACTTTCCCATATCGTGTGTCAACTGTTCTTGTATCTGTAATCTACGCGCAAAGCAGTTTAGTATTCGGGAGAACTTGGAAAGTCCCAAGACTGTTCCATTAGGTATATAACCCACATGACACACGCCCACAAATGGAAGCATGTGATGTTCACACATGGAAAACACTTGAAGGTTCTTTACAATTACCATTTCATTTGATGTGGATGGAAAGTATTTGATATGGTCTTTTGGGTCTGAGTTGTACCCTTTGTACAACTCACTAAATGATTTGACAACCCGTAAGGGTGTCCCTTGCAACCCCGTTCTTTCAACATCATCCCCTATTGAAGTTATCAACATGGATACACATTTGTATGGATCAATCATCAGAATGGGCACCTTTCTATTTTGGTGAAGTATTCAAACTCTGTTAAGTCTTGTTTCTTACTGTTGCACGATAGACAGCAAACTCTCAAATTATTATACACGTTACCTCCCCCTTTTGATATTGGCTGTGCATGATCTATCGTAAAAGTATTTACGTTCAATCTTTTACCACAGTAATGACACACAAAACCTGATTCCAGCCATACTCTCTTATACTCTTTGAGAGTGACCATGTCCAAACACCCATTCTCTCCAGCTCTTCTGTTGAGTGTATACAAACGGGAATTAAAAGGGTCTTTAATGTTCTTCATAAATTTTCGTTTGCTGATCTTCTCAGCATTCTCTTTATGGTATTTTTGAGTTCTCTTGTTGTCGCAGTATTTACAATGACCTCTTCTATACGTTTTGTTTCTGCTTTTATGATACACTAGGTAAAAGTTTTCAATGGGTTGTGGTATACCGGCGTATTCACAATCTTCTTGGTTGCATATCTTGTTGAGTGTGTATTTCATTGGATCATTCCCATTAATGTTTCAATGTAAGTAGTTGCTCTTTGTTTATATAAATCGTATTTAAGTCTGCCACACGATCTTGTGGATTCCATTTTATCCACACGTTTTTTTAATTGCTCACTCACCAGAGCAGAGGTTGAACAATCATATTCATTGAGTAGACAGTTCTTTGCTACAAAGTTTTCAGCTGTAGAACCGTTCTCTATCAGCCGATCGTATCCACAAATATCAACACCAAAATCAGCCAACGCTAAACCAACCATGAGGTCTTTTCTATACATCTTTGGCATCCAATACACAAACTGCTCAATGTGCAAATCTTTTATAAGTTGCTTCGAACGGGCAACATCATTTCCATATTCAAACAACACAAGTCCTAATTTACAAAAAGCAGTCCAATTCAAGTAACAATATTCAGCAAACCCTTTTATCAGTATTTCACTGCCTTTACTGTTAACTCCCCTATCCATCCACGATTGCCGGGATTGGGAAATAATCATCACATTCAGTCTATCTCTAATCTTCTTAAACTCTTCATACCAGTGCGTTCTATGGTGGGCTGGATACATGGAGTGGTAAACATAGGGGGGAGTAAAAACTAAACGTGGTTTGTCACCCCTCAATTTTTTGATTGTATCCTCGTATTCATCAAACATTTTGTGACAGCTGAGCGTTCGGCAATCTTCTATACCCTGCCGTTGCGCCATAACAAAACTCATGTGATTGGAGAATCGTTTTGGATTGGTTAAGATTTTATACTTTGTCAGTTCGAACAAGTCACCCCCATGTGATATCATCAGGTCCATTTTACGATCTGCTCTGTGACAGTAAGCTGGAGCCACTCCACACCCTATGATAAAGTCATACTCATCCAGTACTTTATTGATATCGTTTTTTGTAAACTGGTTGAAATTATCGATCCCCCAAGGTAATTCAAAACAATAGTTCTGAAATGATAAATCGTAACAATCGGCTTTCGGATGGAAGTGTTCGGGTTCGTAAGAAAACCGTGCGACAGATGCGTTAATATTTCTATCCCGCAAATATCTACACAACGCAAAGTTATTATTATTCATGTTTCCTAAAAACAATACTTTCATAATGGCTCTCATTTCTTGAGTTCAAAAAATTCCACATGTCGGTGATTGTTGAATTTCCATGGGTAAGAAGCAAAGTGGGTGATAGACAGGCAGTATTCACGAAACAGTGCTTCAAGTTCTCTTCTTCTAAAGTGGTGGAAATGTACTGTGTCCCTCAACATATCGGCTTGTGCTTCCCAAACCAATGCTGTCACAATCATTTTACCCCCTGGCTTAAGTACCCTGTAAGCCTCTTCCACTGCTGTATAGTGATCCAATATGTGATCCAGGCTTCCATTAAATAACACACAATCAAACACATTATCATTAAATGGATTTATCTCAGCATACCCATTCACTCTTCCCTCAATTGAATGGGAATTAGGATTCAATCCAATATATGAACACTCATCAGAAAAAACAAAAGCTCCGATTTTAGGATCACCACATCCGATATCCAACACTGTGCCTTTTATATTCTTACAAAATTCTTTCAAATCATTAATCAAAGTTTTGTAATCAGAACTTTCAATATCGGAATTGGAATCGATCCCAAGTCTGGTGTTATACACATGTAAATAACCCTGCATTTCAATTTCAATACTCCAGGGATGAATTAAATTTTGTTCGTGTAAATCTATTAATGATAATAATCTTGCAGTCATTTAAGTAACCTCTTCAATATAAGATATACAACAAACTGAATTAATAACATACAAGGGATTGCTAATATGAATAGATAAACAATCATTGCATGGAATCCACGACTTCCCTTAGTTTATCTTCCGTATAAAGCCCTTTAACATAATCACCTTCAACAACTTTACGTAACAATTCCACAAAATCATGTAGACTATAAAATTGTTCGTCTGAGCAAATATTGGTTGTCAATGGATATCGCCTTGCCTTACTTGCCATTAAATTAATAATGGACTTAACACAATCAGAAACATGAACGGGATGTACTGTAACGTTTTCATCTAATTTAATGGGTTCCCCCGATTTAATCTTACGAATTAGATTGGGTATTAATTTATCTGTTTGTCCAACCCCATACACAGTATACAATCGCATATTCATTGTAGAAAAAAACTCAAAATATTGATTCACGAGTTTTTCTGCGATTAATTTGGTACTTTTATACATACTTGGATTGTCATCTGCTCTATTATTCAAACTGCCAGTTGACGCAAACATAAATCTTTTCACATTATGTTTCCTCGACCATTCCAAAAGATCGAATGTAGACTTTACATTCACATCAAACATATCTTGTGCACCTGCGGGGAACTCCCGATAGTGATTTGATTGAGCGAGATGGATAACCACATCCATCTCTATATCAGGCAATCGCGCCGGCCAATTCTCATGAGTTAAATCAACATTGTATTCAAACACACCAGCAATTTCTGAACCTATTCCCTCTAACCCCCTATGAATAAGATGTAATTCGTATTCTTTTACACCATACAACGAACTAACCAAATTACTGCCGATAAAACCACTCGCACCTGTGATTAGTATCTTCATCATGCTCTCCCTTCAGTAGATGTCCACTTGCTTTTGTCTTCAGGTCCCATTCGCATCATGAACGATCCAAAGGGACTGAGTGTATCAAATGCAAGAGGGTGAATATACTCAGGAGGTTTGGGAGGTTCTTCTTTGAAATGCTTCTTAAATTCTTGAGCGGCTTTCTGACTCATAAAATATGAATCCCCCCTAGGTGATTTCAAATGAGCGGCGGGGAGTTTGAGAACAGGCTCCTCTTTGCTATTCATGACTTCTTCTTCATGTTTCTTCCAGCATCCAAAGTATCCAACGATGAATCCAACAATGAATGCTCCCATAATTATCTGTAGTGTAATCATTTTGTTCCTCCTGGTTATTTCACTCCCATGAACTTGTGTATTTGACAATTGATAATAGTAATCTTGTCATCAAATAAAGACTCCTTGAGCACCCGTTCAACAAACTCTCTATTTGTATACCCATTAAAATCATCATCCCCTTGCACGTTGGACACAGCGAATCGCACATCTGCATAGCACCCTTGAACGGTCTCTTTGTTATTCTGATACACCCGCATGAAATTGAGAGTGTGTTCATAATCATTATCATTCGCAATCACAAACTTGATGAGTACGTTGATATGGTCGTGGATGCTATTGATTATTCTCTGTAAGAATATAAGAGGAGAAAATGATATAGTATTGGAAGAGGGAAGTTTATAATCGTACACAATGCAATCAATTCCATCATACTCCCAGAGGTGTCTTCCATTTGTCTCCAGTTGGGTGATGTGATAGTCGGGCAAGGCTGGGTGGTTCAAAAGATTGTTCAATCCTTCTGCTTGGAGAAGGGGTTCTCCCCCTGTAATCAACAGATGACTGGATTTATTCTTATCATCATCCAGTTTCTCAATGATCTCTCCCTGCAACATAGTTCTCCCTTCACCCCGCCCCCATGAGTCTTTAACATCGCACCACGGGCATGTTAAATCACACCCTTGCAAGCGAAGCACTGTACATGGTGCCCCCTGTGGAATCATCCCCGCTTCCCCCGATATGCTCTTGTAAATGGAGTGCACTCTTATTTGTTCGTTCATTTGGATACCTCCGCCCACGAATCATTTGTTTCAGTGAGACGTATTTTGTCCAATCTCACATTGCCACAATAGATTGGATTAATAAACGATCTTACACAATAGAATATCAATTGCGCCGTCACTTCACATGTGGGCGATTTTTGAGATATTTGTTTCAGTTTGGTAATTTCTTTTTCCAATACAGAATCTACACAGATATTCAAAGTGGATAACGATTCGTTTAGAGTTGTATGATCGAGAACGTCTATTACATTACTCTTGACGATTTTCTTCAGGTCTTTGAAGTCCATCACCATGCCTCTGAACACACCCATTTTATCATAGAGTTCATCCATGCTGTTTTTCAATTCACCTGTGACAGTGACATCCAGTACAGCATTGTGACCGTGATTCATACAACACTTCCCCACGTACCCGTCAAGATGGTGCCCGTAACAAAAATTAAATCTCTTCGTGATAGTTGTTTTCATTTCAGTAAGTCCTCTCTAAAAACAGTTTGTAAATCAAATAAGCCAGCCCACATCCCAAACCAATAGACACAGCGGCGGCGAAGATTGCAACAGAAATCACACATAAAAAATTGTGAATCTTGTGCAGTAATCCATAGCGTAGAGGTTTCATATCGATGATTGGATGCAGATTGTAACTAACTGGTTTTGTTTCTTTTTTCAGATACATTGGTTTCATTTCTAAAACTCCTCAATTTCGTCCAGACGTTTATACTCTTGTCTGCTACGATTTGCATACAGTCTCTCAGCTCCCAGCTTGGTGAATACATAGATGTCAGTCCCTTCAGTGTTGTCAAAACTCATACCAGATTCTTTGTACTCAATCAAACCTCTGTTCAGCATGGTCTTGAAACAATTATCACTGACTTCTACGTCGTCCATCCCATATACATACCCCTTGTTCTTTTTCCATTTGTTGAGAGGTTTCTTGCAGTTCGCCACTTTTGTAGATTGATAGACTACTAGAGGTCTATCACCGTGTACCATGTGATACAATACTTTGATTTGTTTTTCTGTGAGTTGAAATGTCACCACACTAATTCTCCTTTGTTATGTTTTATGGCAACAGGCCAGACGCTACCCTGGCTATTGAACGGTATGGCACGGAATTGAACCGGGACATCCGTGCTACTAAGAATCTGCTAGATGTCCATTGCTACCCTTATTAGCGGACACCCCAACTTTCTGCATCCACTGTTACCAGTGTCATGGGGCTTTGATTTTTGTTCACGCTTAGTCGTATGTGTCTGCTTTCCACATCGCTGTTGCCATAAAACTTAAAACGATTGCAAGTGAGGTCTTCCCATAGAGAGACATTGCATGATACAAGCATAATCTTCTTCGTTGTATGCTCCCTCTCTTTGGATGACAACGTTTGCTTTTATTATACAACTGACCTTATCTTTTGGACTTTGATTTAATCCAATAATTCCCGTAGCATGTGCAAGTTTACGTTTATCCTCAGCCACATGGTATCTTCTAATAATCCCATGGGGGTCATCTTTCTTGTCTTTGTTCGGGCGAAAGTATGACTGAGCGTTCGCCTGTGTGGCTGATATCAACAGCACATGACGTTGTTGTGATAACTTACGGGCTTGTTTCCACAACTCGTTTTGCTGGTGTCTGTATTCTTTCCCGTAATGGGACGTGTCCATAATATCCAGATAGTCTATGCCTATTACATCAGGTATAAAACTATCGTTGCGTTCCCAAGCATCCAACTGTCTGTTTATCATATCGAAGGTCAGTGTTGAGTTTGGATAGGGAGCCATTTTGAAAACACGGCTCCCCACTCTTTTTTTGTATTTGGCTTGAGCTTCCAACGCCTCTTTTTTGGTTAGGGGTGTTATTTTTTTTGGTTCCAGATAAACACACCCTGAAAAAGCTCCCCGCCTGTTGTCCCTGCATCCTGTACAGGGTCTATAGTTTTTGTCTTGTTCGTCATAAGGTAAATTGTCTTCTCCAATTCTTATACCTACATTACAAGATCGTTCGGGTCTGTTACAGGTATTGTCTTGGTTGTAATTGCAATCCAAAACAGGGAACATAATTTCACCTGCCTTGTAACTCTCTACGGGACGTTGAGAGAAGTACGTCAGATATCTATTCATGCGCTGAACATCTGACATATCCCCCGCTTCAAATAGACAGGCGTTGAGACGGGAGCAAACACCTCTCATCAATAAATCGTCCATATAATGACTTTTTCCTGTCTTTTCTGGGGCCATGAAAGCCACAAAAGAATCCCGTTTCAATAAAGGGTTAATCAGTTTACCATATTTCCCTGGATATTTGATTATGGGTTCAGGTAAATCTTCATACAGTCTATCGATGATATCTGTATTTGACATAACATCGATACTGCTGTCCAATGTTTTCTCCACTATATTATATGTGGAGATAATATCTTCAGCATCTTCTAGTTTACCTTCTTGCAAACAATACGTCAAATCATCTGCCGCAAGTTGTAAAGACCTCTGTTTGAAATACTTGACAGTCATGTCCACCATGTACGCAACATTCATGGTGTCTTTTCTCTTGTACTCTTCAGAAAGAGACAAGAGAAACTTTTCCATCATGCTTGCATTTTCATCTGTCAACGCTTTTCGATGGGAGTTATAGATTCTCTGGATATCCGATCCAGGGGCTTTCTCATATTTCTTATAATATTTGACACACCAATCGGCAATGGTCTTTGACCAAGGTACACTGAAGTAGTCTGCATCTGTATAGAGGGGGATGAACTGAGGTATAAAAGAATCTGAAACAATCAGACACATCAGTATCAATCTCTCTTGCGAGTTATCTACTGTTTCTATTTCGATCATTTGAATACCACTCTCCCATTCGCAAGAACTGGATGGCACATACTGGCAATACGTGAATGTACTCTTCTTCCAACAATGTTTGCAATCTTTCCCATGGGGAGATTGCAGGTGATTACTGTGTGAAGATTATTATTGTATCTATGATCCAACAGCAAAAACAACACATCACACCCCCACTGGGAAATTTTGTCAGCGCATAAATCATCTAGCACTAAATGATACAAATTTTTTCCCTTGTGAAACAGAGTAGGTTCATTCTCATGTGGGAAATCTAAAATCACATCCTTATACGACTGCCTCAACTGTTCCAGCATGACGGGAACTGAGACAAATAGAGAATCAGGTGTATACTTACGATTGCTCACCTGTATCATGGCTCTGTATTTCAACAAAGCACAAACAGCATGTGTCTTACCGCATCTGGTTTCCCCATACACATAATACGATTTTTCAATATTCTTTTCTGTGATCTTTACTTTAGGGTCTGACAAGCAATGTGCACTCTGGAAGTGGGGGGGAACTTCCAACTTGTCACACCAGTTTTCCATGTGCGCATTTTCGTATGAGCCAAAAGACTCAAATCTCCATGGATGGCCTATCATTTTGCTCTTCTCCCTTCGATTTTGACACCCAGAGGGGGTCTGGGGTCTGGAACTATGATTTTGGATGCCAATTCTAGCCCCGTTTAGGGGGTACCACTGCATTTTTTTTCAAAAAACGACTCTCAGTATGGGTAGACTAAAAAAAGTCGCTTAGAATCGCTTATTTGGAGGTTATTTTTGGAACAATTCAGGGTAACTTTCGTAATCTGGATGTAGGTCTGGAACGCTATCTTCAGGTAATTCATCCAACCAGGGAGGTTCAAGAACATCTTCAGGCCATGGTTTGGAATAGACCTGATTTGTGGTGTTGTCTATCGTGTAGCATCGCATGTTACCTTCTTTGTCACACTGCCTCCAGTGATCGTAGTGTCTCTGGAGCATGTGCTGTTCGTGAATTTGGACAGGTGTTTTTTGGGTGAATGATTTTTTCTCTGGGAATAAACCTGTCCACTGGTTCATCATGGCGCGGTTAATTGTGTCGATGGCTTCTTGGGGTGTCATGGATGAAAGCACAGTGAACATTCCCGGCAGGGCAAATTTCGTAATTTGTTTTTTTATTTCTTTGCGGTACAAAAAGTACATCGCCCAGGTATTCATAAATTCTTTATTGGAGGTTAACTTTAGCGGGAGCTTGTTTTTGGATTGGAGGTATACACCATCGCTGAACGGGTACTCTTTTTGATTTGGAAGGTTCATATTTTCAAAGCTTAAATCTCCAAGTTCATTATCACCTTCTGTTGATTTGGGTGATTCTTCCAAAACTACAGACGTATCGTGCGCGGGCACACACCCCCGTTCTTCTTTTTTCTTTTTATTTCTTTGAAATAAAGAGGGGGTTATAGGGGGGGAAAAAGAACTTTCTTTTTTTTCTTTTTTCTTCTTATCCAAAAAAGTATTATGTAAACTTGAGTCACTATCTCCAATAAAATCAGTGTTTTGACGAGGACTGGATTTCAGTCCTCGTGAGTTGTTATTTTGCTTCAAAATTGAGTCTTTTAACAACATAAGTGATTCTTTTTCAGGGACATCCATCCACGGACTGGATTTCAGTCCTCGTGACTGTAGTTTTATCTCTCCACGGACTGGTTTCCAGTCCTCGGCAGATTCGAGTATATCACTCACAATATCCAGATCAGAATCGTTTGGTTTTATGGGATTTTGTATTGGGCGGGTTAGACAATAATAAAAATAACTATGAAATTTTCCATTTTCCAATACCCGATATTGTTCTATCAATCCATGTTCCATTAGTCGTTTTTTTGCTTTTTTTATTCTGTCCCTTCCCATATCTGTGTAACGCATTTCATCATCGATTGTTGGATTGCCCCTGAGTCTTGATACAAGTAATAAAATGAGGTAAACGATCAGCATGTCGTTTGGATTATCTTGTGCTAAAATTCGGGAGAATGATTCGATAAAAAGAGGTATTGGATCGTTTTTTATTCCATCTGATGAATATGTGTTTATGTCTGGTATTTGGTTTAATGTGCGTGTCATTTTATATAACCTCCTCGATAAGCCCCATCTTTTTTAGTTCTGTTCTTGCTTTTTGTATTTTATTTTTATCCACTCCCGTTTTCTTTTCTTGTTCTTTTATGGGGACGGTTTTTATATTTTTAGCATTCATCGCTAAATAATATAAATAAATACCGAGTATTATTAATTTGTGAACGGGTTTTGGTTTGGTTTTTATAGAGGTGGTTTTTCCATCTTCAAATTTTAGGTTCATGATTTTGCAATAAACCACTTTATTTATTTCAGGTAAAAAAGTAATACCATTTCCATTTGTTTCATAACCTGTTAAACCTTTTACTTTGGGGATTGTGTCTAAATTAGGCGGGTTTTTTGGCATTTTTAATACCTCTGTAAAATTTAGTTGTGGGGAATACCCACCAATAACGTGATGAGTATTCCCCTATGGCACACACCAGGCACAGCAGAGAGAGAAAAGAGAGTGCGGCTTTGAAATGTGCCTTTAGTACAACGGTCAGGCACTCTCCAGAGCTGACCGTTGTTGCTAAAAACACACTAAATTTCAACAGGGTTGAGTTTTTTTGGAGTGGGGGTTTTATCCCCGGCGCATGATAATCACCCTCTTTCTTTGGATAAAGTAACAATCTGCTAATAAACAATCTGCTAATAACATTATACACACGTGTTAAAAGGTTCGTCAATATTTATTTTTGGTTGACTCCCATCCCATTCAGCATCATAAATTCCTCAGCCTCCACAGGGTCAAGTTCAGCAGGATCTTTTGCATCGATCTTTGCAATTTTTGTCATCACGTCCAAACTGTCCAGCATGGAAGCTAATATATGGGCTTGTTTTTGGGCTTGGGGTTCTGGGTCGAACATGATGATAACAGTGTCGTAGAGAAGAGATAATAAATTGACTTGGTGTGGGGTGTATTTGATGCCAAATGTCGCTACAGCCCCCTTTCCGAGCCTCCAAACGTCTGTTATTCCCTCTACCACAACGCACGTTCTCTTGGTGGCATGTTGCAGTCCATAGAGAATGTGTTTGTGATGTACGATCTCGTTTTCTTTTTTGCAAGCTTTGTATTTCAAATCACTCTTGCCAGTAATATCTCTCCCCTGAAATGATACAATCTGTTTGTTGTAGTAGATGGGAGCTATAATTCTGTGACTGTAGTCTCCAATAATACCTGTTCCAAGCAAGTTCCAAGTTTTTTTTATCTCAGTTACTTTGAATTTTCTGGATTTGAGATAAGCATAATGATGGTATGTCATTGAGGAGCCTGGGACTGTTAGGGGTTTTCTGTTTTTGATTTCTTCTTTGTAAGAGGGCGATCTGTGTTTTCCATACTGTCTTAGAGCATCTTTTGCTTGGCCGTAAGATAGTCCCGTTAATGTGCTGATAACCTGCACATCGGGCTTCCATCCACATCTCCAGCAGTTCCACCACTCTTGTCTTATGTTATAACCTAAGTGGTATCCCCTGTTCCCCGTACAGAAAGGGCACTCCACTTGCAACCAACCTTCTTGGCAGTGTTTGTGCCCTTCTGTAACATAGGGAACATTGTAATCGTCCAACAGCTTTCGTATGTCCATCAAAAAGAACCTCGTATGAAGTCATTTGTGATTTGAGGAGCTGCTGAGTCAAAACCACTGATATCCAACATGCCTGGATCGAGGGGATCGGCAATGCTTTTGTTTGTGGATTCCATGGCATGGACAATCAGTTTTGCTTCTGGGTTCACTTCTTTTCTGTATCTGTCCAGAGCTTGTTTGGGATGCACACTTCCATACCATGTTTCGTTGTCAGTGTAGATAATGAAAGCATCGTACACTTTTCTGTTTTGATAGGCGTAGATCATGGGGAGAGCACAGTCAGTTGCACCCATGCCATAGTTTAGAAATGTTTTCACAACATCATCCAGTCTTTGCCGTTTGGAGATAGGTACTGGAGTTAGTGTGTGACTGAAAGCCACAATGTCAGTGTGGTTTTCTGTTTGTACAAACACAGTACATAAAGCAGCTGCCGCCATGCGAGGTGTAAATCCATGAACGTTCATGAGATTTATCCATCCCATGCTTCCTGAAATATCCACAGCAACCAACAGACGTTTGTTTGTGGGTTCCACATTTTTGAAACTTAAGTAGAAAGCGTCATGCAAGGCATCTATGATATTACTGTGAGGTGTCCAGTTGAGACTGCCTTTTACACCTTGTCCTTGGCGATATGTTAACATTGCAATCAGAACGTTGATTGGATGAATGCGGGACTTTTGTAACCTGCTCTTGTTTGTGAGATGCTTTACGGTATGTTCGAGGTTTTTGTCACAATCAAAAACACCGATGGATGTCATGCGGCCTAAATTTCTCAGCAAAGCTGTCATGGGAAGATGAGGTAACAATTCAGTCCATGTGGATGTGTGTGTAAGTGTCCATGTAGGGAGCATCTCCCATGTGAAGAATTTGTCATTTTTGATGACATCCAGAATCTTGTTGAGATTCGGTTTAGAGTATTCTGTCATGATCTTCATTGTCTCAAACGTTTTGATGCGTTCTGGGAAGTGGGGTACATTCGCACTTCCGCCCTTTCTCATATACTCAAAGACGGGTTTTCGTTCGTTGGTTGTTTCGTTCAAGTGAACGGGAGAGGGATGAGACAAACGAATAACATCACCGTGTGTCCAGCCCTCACGTTGCCGGTATTTGAGTGCGTTGTAAATGAGACTTTCACAGTTTTTTGATTCGTACCAGTGAGCGACTGCTGTTTTGAGTGCTCTCCCCCATCGCCGCATCTCTGTTGCATATTTGATGAAGATGAACAGGTGTGTGGGGATTCGTGCTACTTTGAGTAGCGAATCTTTGAGAGTGAACAGTTCTGTGTATTCTGATTTGGAAGAAGCCAATGCCAGAGCAAACAAAGCAGGGTCATTGCGTGGTGCTCTGCCCTCAGTGCTGATTTCTTCGATGATCTTCACCGTCTTCTGTGTGTCTTCATCCAGACACTCGATAACACATTCGGCGTTTTCCACTGTGAGTTTTTGTTCTCCACAGTAATATGTTCCACCCGATGTTCCACGTGTGAGAAACCTCTTCAGTTGTTCCCATTTGTCGATCTGAAATACATAACCTCCAGCATCGTTCTTGACTTGCCGTTTTCCCACTTTGCCGGGAATGGGTTTGCTTTGCGGGGTTTGTGTTGGATTGAATTGTTTGTGCAGTGGTTGTGCCATGATTCTTCTCCTTTTTATGGTGTAAATAGATTAAGGGACAGAGTAACAACCCTGTCCCTTATAATTGTGTGAGCAGTACTGGATAGCAATCGAGTTTATACGCGCTCTACCGTTTAAGCTACTCCCCGATTAGAGATCGAAGAGACAGGATTCGAACCTGCATCACGCCATTACAAGTGGTAATCGATCACAATTCGGCTCACACTTTTTTGTTTTATAAGAGACGAGCTATGTTTGTTGTAAACGGATTAATTCTGATGCTCTGCCATTGAGCTACTTTCCAGCTTTAAGCGAAAAGGTGGGATTTGAACCCACAACCCTCAGACCCTATGATAACCGTTTTACTTCGGCTCGTCCTTTTGTTTCATTAAGAGAAGTGAGCATTGCTATGATGAAGATGGGGATTTTTCTTGTGGTTTGGTAAGATAACCCATTTTCGTTCGGCTCACTTCCCCTCTATTATACAACTTACCTCTTGATTGGGGGATTTTTTTTACGATAATTTTGAAATTGTTTCCAAGTCTTGCAATTTCTGTGCTTTCTGCAACTGAAACCACAGCAGGTCAAGTCAGCATAATATTGACCGTCGCCCTCATTCAGTCTTCTATAGGGACAATCAGATGGGGGATTCCCAATAAACCCGCCCTTTAGTTTGATTGGTTCTTCCACTTCGAATTTTGTTCTCTGCCGTTTTATTTTTGGTGGCGGTGTTTCATGTTTACATAACGTTCGAGGCATTGGATTTAATCCTTTCCAACAAAACAGTCAACAGTTTTGTTTCTTCAGGTTCTTTTCCATCCAGTATTGATCCCAGTACTTTTCTTTTTTCATCCAGGATTTGCATGATGTATGTTTCGATGGTGTTATCGGCAATGAGGTAGTAAATATTAATCTTGTCAGCCCATTCTGAGCCTAACCTGTGACAACGATCTTCAGCCTGACAGTGCTCCCCCGGAGTCCAACCCAATTCCACGAACACAACAGTTGAAGATGCCGTAAGCGTCAATCCAACACCTGCCGCTTTAATATTCCCTAAGAATATTTGTACCTTTGGGTTGGTTTGAAACATGTCTATTGCTTTCTGTCTGGCTTTTCCCGTAACAGAACCATCTACTTTCACAGATATGCTGTTGTAACGCTTTTCCAGGGCTTGTATGGATGCTTTGTGTGTGCAGAAGATTACGATCTTCTCTCCACTTGGTAAGAAGTTATCCAGCCATTGGCAAATACCTTTCCACTTGGCTTTGAAAGCAGCTTGTTTGAGAGCTTCCACAATGTCCAGTGCTTTTGAGTCTGTTTCACCAAACAGCAAGGTTTCTTTTTTTCTGTATTCAGTTTCGTATTTCTTCTCCATTTCGATTGGAATGACTGTTATTTGTTTTGGAGGTAAATCTTTTAATACATCTTTCTTGAGTCTTCTTATCATGATTTTTTTAACCATGCTGTTTAACTGCTCGGTATTACTTGCACCTTTGAAATCCCATCCAAACCCATCGTGCTTGGCTCCACAAAACCTCTGTGCATACCACCAGAAGTTTGAGAAGGTTTCTCTGTCGAGTAAGTTGAGTACAGAGAAGAAACTGACAGGGCGATTGGTTATGGGAGTTCCAGACATGGCAATGAATGCTTTTGATTTCTTTGCTATTCCCAGAGTGCTTTTGCTTCTTTTGGTTTGACGATTTTGTACGAAGTGGACTTCATCAGCCGCAACACATTTCCAATCTATTTTTTGAAAGGTGCTTTCCCAGTAGCTAATGATGTCATAATTTATTATGTAAACTTGGGATTCTGGAAGGGTGTATGAGGTTGTTCCATTGATTATGTGGCAAGAGAAGTCAGACCACTTTGTAAATTCCCTCTCCCAGTTGATCTTGAGAGAGCTTGGACAGACTATAAGTATCTTGCCGGGATCATCTTTGTGTAAGTGTAACCACGCTATACACTGGATTGTCTTGCCCGTACCCATTTCGTCAGCAATTAAACCGCTTCCCTTATTGGATTCAAGAAACCCAACACCTTCAATTTGATATGGGCGTAATATTCCCTTGAAATTTGTAGATGATAGTTTAACAACTATCTCAGTTAAGTCTACATGGTTGTTTTGAATGCTATCTTGTTCCCACTGAAGCACGTTTGAATGGATATAAAACCCCCATTTTCTCAGACTTTCGAGAGTGGCGGGGAGTGCTCTGACTGTCCAGTATTTTTCTTTCGGGTTCCAGCCTTTTGCCGGAGGTCTTGGGAGGGTTTTGATGTTTGCAATTATGCGGGGGTCGTAGGGAAATCTAACTTTGAAGAAATCCTTCCCCATCATCGCTACCATCCCAGTCGCCGGTTCTACGGTTTTTTTGGGATTTGTGAGACGTTTCATTTTTTAATCTCTTCTCCCTTCGCTGTTTTGTAAGCTGCATATAACAACACAGCAGCTACTTCTGCAAAACCTCCAATGACGATAAGCATCAACAATTCAATCATGATATTTTCTCTTTTCTATTGAAGTTCGGCATACCATTTTCTTAACTCTCTGTATGCTTTTATCATTCTACGTTTACCCATTTGATGAGTGCCATAGTTTTTAACCTCTCTTCGAAGATCGGGAGCTAGCCGGGTTCTTCTGGAAGGTACTAATTTATTCTCTATGTAATTCAGAAGCATTATAGCATCTTCTGATAGAGATTCGTGAAGTAATAGGTTTTCTATTTCTTCACGGCCTGTGGTTCGTATGTCCATATCTTCTACAAGACACCCATGATTTCTTCTTACTTCTCTTCTGATTAAGTTAATCAGATAGTTTTTTGTGACTGTGTGTATGAAGGTTGTTTCTTTTCCCTTATTAGGGGAGTAAAGATGTGCTCTTTCCAGCACGAACAAAATAGAACCTTGGACGGCATCTTCATAGTCCAAACGGGTCTTTTTGCAAAACCTCCAGCATACTCGTCTGATTAAGTTGAAATGGTTTTTGACAGGTAGGTGTGTGTGTTTTGTTCGCATCTGCTCTTCTCCCTTCTAAGGGTTATTATACTGTTTTATATCTTTTAAGTCAAGAATATAATAAATAAAAAAATGAGGAGCCAGATCGTTGGGGGTTGTGTTTCTGACTCCTCATACAGTAATGGGAGATTTGCTATTTTACGGGTACAACCTTGATAACTACACCCCGGTCTTTCACTTTTTTTACAGTGATTTCAACTGCCCCTTCTTTTTCTTGTTTTTTGTATCTCCCGTTGATATGGGAGTACACACGTAACGACGGTTTTTTGTTGCGACCAGAGAAGTCAAATTTTTCATCCAAGGCTTCAGCAGCTTCTTGGATAGTTGTTCCCTTGCGGAACATTTCATCCATCAACTGGACTTGTGTTTGTTCTCCACTGGCTTTCTTTGCCGGTGTTTTTTTCTCAGCAGTTTTTGGAGTTTCATCTTTCTTTGGAGCTGATGTTTTCTTTGGACTGGCTTTCTTTGGAGCTGGTGTTTTCTTTGGACTGGCTTTCTTTGGAGCTGGTGTTTTCTTTGGAGCTGGTGTTTTCTTTGCACTGGCTTTCTTTGGAGCTGGTGTTTTCTTTGGTTCTTCTTCGAGTGATGCTGGTTTTGGACTGGGGATGGGTTCTTCTTCTTTTGGAGGTTCTTTTAGAGGGAGAGTTTTTCGTTCCACTCCAAATTCATCCTTAAAGAACTTCCACACCTTGTCAGATAGTGGATCGTCTCCATACAGTTCTTCATCCACTTCGACCTTCAACGCTTCTTTGATTTCTTCGTCTGTTGCAGTGATATCAATTGGAGGTTTAATTCCAAGAGCTTTGTTGAACTCACGTGCAACTTGCACAGCTAGGGATTGCTTTTTAGCCATCTGCTCTTCTCCTTTATATATAAGTGTTTATGTATGACCTACTGTTGCTGGTATTATACATCTGTACCTACAGAAGTCAACCCAAAATAATTACATTTCATTGCAGTATGAAATATTCTTACCAGCACCACACATTGCAATTCCAATCATTGGATTCGCTCCAACAGTTGCAAACTCTGGCACCGGGCTTTACCATTCGTATTATATGGAACAACAGTATCAGCTAGTGCCTCCCAGGTGAGCAAGCACTTCCAGATTACTAAATCAGGTCTTACATTTTTCTTTTTAATCCACGTCAAAGTGGCAAAATTGATGCCACACCCGCAGTCATCCGTTCGGTTAGGATTAACCGTTTCGGCGAGAGTATTCCCGCCTTTGTATTCCCATTTTGGGGGAGTAGATTTATACAAATCTACCTCCTTGAACACTATATATCCTCTGCCGTGGTAAGTATCAAAGTTCTCTTTCAACCAATCAGATGAGGATAATAACCCAAACGCACTGCTCAGATTCGTACGGTTTAGATTTGCATTGCTTAGTTTTGCATTGCTTAGTTTTGCATAGATCAGATACGCATTGCTCAGATTCGCACTGCTCAGATTCGCATTGCTCAGATTCGCATTGCTTAGTTTTGCATTGCTTAGTTTTGCATAGATCAGATTTGCATCACTCAGATTTGCATCACTCAGATTTGCATCACTCAGATTTGCATAGATCAGATTCGCATCACTCAGATTTGCATCACTCAGATTTGCATCACTCAGATTTGCATCACTCAGATTCGCATCACTCAGATTCACACCGCTCAGATTCGGAGTCCAATATGGATTTTCTTTGCGATAAGCATTCCAAGCCGCAATTTCCATTAATAATTCCAATGTTCGTAATTTATTCATAATTGTTCTCCCGTCCTGGCTTCTTCTGTACACCGCTGTAAATCTTCTTCTGTGTAATTTTTTCTAAGATTCATGTTTTTCTCCTTTTTTGAGATACAAATCACTCTCAAAATATCCCTTTGCTCTGGCAACTTCACAGAATGCCCCGTAGAAATTTGAATTATCTCCCATCAGTTCCCAGACACTTTTGATTTCCCGAACTTCATCCAGGGTGAAAGGTCTATCTGCCATGCTGTAGTCCATATCCCAAAATTTACTGTTCCACATAAAGCAGTAATGAATGCGGTCTAGTGTGAATGATGTTTTTTCAGCAGCTTCTTTGTAATCCATAATCAATTCTCCTCTCTCTTTTTAGTTTGGTACTCTCAAAAGACCGGGGAACTCAATCCCCGGCTATCTGAGAACATCAATCCAAATCATCCATCGTAAGTACATTTACTCTTGAGATTGTTATTCCCTCTTCGCAATGATACTGACCGTCTTCATGTATTCCCCAAATATCCACAGGCTTGTTCATATCTGAGCACAAGTCCTTTATTGCCTTGTCCACAATTTTTTCAGTTTCATCTTTGGGGAACTGTTCAGACTTTCCGTTGTGACTCACTTTTAAGTGAGCGTTACGTGGACATAACCCAGCTTTCACAAGTTGTGTCAGTCTTCGTTTGAGGGTGCGGATTTCATCACATAAATGAAACATTTGAATCCCGTACCCATTGCTCATTGCAATGCTGTATATTTGTTTCATTGTGCCACATCTCCGTTCGGTTTTGTCATTGGTAAATCAGTTCTGGCATCATCATCACCAAACCTCCCACCCTGTCCGTTCTGGAGCATGGGAGTGATTCCCCGTTTTGTTTCTTTCAGTCCAGGGGTGAGGGCTTCAGCGGCCTTTTCAGCGGCATCCATAGCATTCTCCAGGGCTTTTACCCGTTCGATTGCCGATTGACACACAGCGATCTGTTTAGTCATCTGTTCTGACAGTTTCATAATCTCTTCTCTCTTTCTTTTGGTTTGTACGTCTAATAAGACTGATAGCACTAATCCGTTATCAGTCTTGGTTTAGATTTACAAATCGGATGTTGGAATCCCATAAGCTTCCAGCAATCCCCGGCCAACAACAACCTTTTTGGTTGAATGGTGATACCATGTGGGCCATCCATACGCATTGGGATGATATACGACTGTTTTACCGCTTGGGGTCGTCCAATATCCCGGCTCCCCTTCGAGAATGGGTAACTTATATCCGTCTACCACTTCAATGGGTGTTCTGTCGGTTCTACCGTCCAAACCGGCCCAGTTTCGCAAGTATGTCTTCACGTGCATTTTTTTAGCCATTTTATCTCTCCTCTTTTCTCAGATTCATTCCTCGGTTCTTGTTTTACATAATCCCATTAACATGGGCTTATACTGGTTCCAAAACTTTAGGGCGGAAGAATTATCCATTGTAAGAATTTCTCTATCAGAAAAATTCTGCCATTCTTCAAAGCTATGTAATTCACATCCTATTTTCATGTGAGAGTCCATAACCAAAACAAAATATATTAATCCGTGTATTTGTAGAGGTTCTTTTGTAATGGGAACACCTTTCCCATAACAAGCCCTTTGCAAATCAGCCCTTTGCAAATTAGCCTTTTGCAAATTAGCCTTTTGCAAATTAGCCCCTTGCAAATTAGCCCCTCGCAAATCAGCATCTTGCAAATTAGTCCATTGCAAATTAGTCCATTGCAAATTATCACCTCGCAAATTAGCACCTCGAAAATCAGCATCTTGCAAATTAGCCCCTTGCAAATTAGCCCATTGCAAATTAGCCTCTCGCAAATTAGCACCTCGCAAATCAGCCCCTCGCAAATCAGCATCTTGCAAATTAGTCCATTGCAAATTATCACCTCGCAAATCAGCCCCTCGCAAATCAGCATCTTGCAAATTAGCCCATTGCAAATCAGCCTCTCGCAAATCAGCCCCTCGCAAATCAGCATCTTGCAAATTAGCCCCTCGCAAATTAGGAATCCAAGATGGATTGTCGATTCTGTATTGATTCCATGCTGAAACATTTGTTTTTAGTAGCTCTATTGCTTCTTTTCTTTTCATAATAATCTCTCCTCTTTTCTCAGATTTGATACTTCATTAGAACAGATAACAATAATCCGTTACCTGTTCTCTATGAGATATCAATTAGGTTCGGTTTCCGATTTTCTGTAAAACTCAACCTTAATCTCATCTCCATCCATAAATGGAGTCACCTTCCAATCCTGTTCTACACGATGTCCTTGTACACTGAAGAACAAATTAATCCAGGCACCTTTTCCGAACGTGAACTTTGTTTCTTCATTTTCATCACAGAAGATGAAATCAATCTTTTTATTCTGTGTGAACTTTTTGAAATCCCCCCATTGAGAATCAATGGCTCTCTGCAGGATTTCCACATATTGGGTTTTTAGTCTTTTCATAATAATCTCTCCTCTTTTCTCATTTTGTGTTTCAACTATCCATTACTGCCAGTGAACCCCATTGCTCACTGACAGCATAAAGAGAGTTGAGAGAGATACTGCAATCAGTCCACGTAATCAACAGGCACTACCTGCCCGAAGGGTGGATTGAATTTTAACATACCGTCCCACTCTGTAGCGAACTTCGCCCAAAGTACGGGGTAATCAGGTTCTTGCGGGTAATCACGGCACATACCGTCTGTGTAGTAAATAACGCATCCTGGATCAATTTCATTTTCTTCAATCCATTCGAAACCAGGTCGAAAATCAGTTCCTCCATACGTGCTTTTTGGAACTAGAGTTTCAGGTTTCTCATCGTGGGGTTCCAATACCTCAACCCCGCTCAACACGTTGTCAACATGAAGAATGGTTACTTTCACTTCATCAAACAGTTCCAGTACCGTTTTGATCTCTGTCCAGAACTGGTTCAGCATATCAGTCTTGACAGAACCCGAAGTGTCCACGATGAACACCATTTCCTTCATCTGCTCCCCGTCCATACCTGGCATATACAATTTATGAGCCAAGTAACGGCGATTAGGAGTTGTGAATGTGTAATCATCGTTTATCTGTTCTGTCAAAAACTCATTCAGTACTGAACGCCAGTCAGTTCTAGGATTTTTGTAACCGTAGATAGCGTCACTAATTCTGGAATTAACCTTCTCATCCTTCCTCTCAGCCATTTCCTGCGCTTTGATGGAAGCTTGTTTCCAATTCTGCTCGTTTTCACTTTTAGATTCTTCACCGTCTTCTTCTGGGAAGTCTCTCACTTCACCGCATTCACCAGGATCACTTGATCCTTTTGATTGCTGATCTCCATCATCATCATTCATATCGTTACCGTATAAGTCCCTGTAGATTTCATAAACATCCATACCTCGATATTTTTCATCATACAGAGCACCTTCTAATAACGTATATCCGTAATCGGTAAGAATGATATTGATAGCATAATCGCAAGCTACGTTCCACTTCTTAGCGTCACGTCCGTTCCTTCTTGTGTGATGATTGAAGACACAGTGGAGGACTTCATGGGCAAGAACGAAGACTAAATGAGCCATCGACAACGTCTCAATAAACTTGGGATTGTATCCAATATGAATACCATCCGTCCAAGCCGTATCGCAAGAAGTATCCTCTTTAGGGATCAATCGAATACACAGAGCACCGAAGAATACGGTACTGAGAATCAAACGTTCACGAGCTTTGAATATTTTATCTATTGCTTTCATTTGTTCTCTCCTCTTTTCTCATTTTGTGTTGCTAAACTCAAGTAGACTGATAACCTCTTATTATCAGTTATCAGTCTCTTTGAATCAAGCAGCTATCTTACTCTGCCACTGGATGTAAGCATCCGTTTTCATCAGTTCAGGATGCTGTGCAATAGCATCCTCCATAGTGAACGTTCCGAACTCCCGCATGGGAAGTGTATTCAAGAACACCGTCATATTGTCAATAGTGCTCTTGTCAACCAGTCTGGCTAACGCGGTGCATACCATGTAGAGCTGTCCCATTTTTTCGGGTGAAGTGCTGAACGAGCTGTCCACCGGCCAAGTGCCAACAGGATCTTTCAGTATTTGTTTGGGATTGGGAAGAGTTAAACAGTTCTTATAAAAATCAAAGAAGTTGTTTCCTTCACCTTCCCCCACGCAACCTTGAAACATCTGCCGCTTGTATGAATCAGTGCGATCACCGTTCTCAAACAGTTTGCACATCTTCGATACCTTCTCCCACGTTCTTGGGTTAGCAAACGTCAACGCTGTTTTGTCATATTTGAATATGGCAGCTTTGTTGACAGATAAGTAACCGAGAACAATGGGATGGAATCCGTTCTCCCGTGCGTACTTGAGAAATTCTGCTTTGAATTCCTCAGTTTCATGATCCAGTGTCACATGGATGAACCTGCTTGCGAGAGCAGCTGATTGACGCTTAACACCGCATCCGTCAGTCTCTCGATTTCCAGCAGCTACGATAGTCCAGCCGGCAGGAACTTCATAATCTCCTACTTTTCTATCGTGTATCAGCTGGTAACAAGCATCCTGTACCATCTTTGAACCGAGATTCAATTCATCGAGAAGAATAATCCCCTCACCGTCTTTCGGCCAAAAGTCAGGTACTTTCCACTTCACAGTATCACCGTTAAATGGATCGGGAAATCCTTTCAAGTCAGTCGGGTCAAGTAACAACACCCGAACATCCTTGAAAAGTATGTCCAGCATACAAGACAGCTGATAAATAATAGCTGACTTTCCAATACCTGGTGCGCCCCATACGAATACCGATTCCATAAGTACGCGGGCATCCTGAATCGCTTGTTTCAGTTCCGATTGTTTCATTGTTCTCTCCTCTTTTCTCTTTATTGGGTTTATTAATCCACGAAGACCGATAACAATAATCCGTTATCAGTCTTCTGTTGACTAATAATATCCAGCCATGCGTTCCTCGATCTGTGCTACCAATTCCTCACTGGCCGTCACAACCTCTTCACGCGCTTTCGTAGCGCGCTCCGTCTCACCCTTCAATCCGAAAGTACCGTACTTGCATACTTTCTCTTTGATCTCCTGCATCATCTTGTCCAGTGCAGGATCCCCCGCGATATTCAACTTCGGAAGTACTTCACAGAGTTCCTCAACGTTCCCAATAATCGATTCGTGAACCTTTTTTGGAACCGTCTTGAACTTCTCTTGCAATCGCTTCAGGGCTTCCGTCATTTCTTTCAATCCTGAAGTAACAGTGTTGCCAATTGCTGATTTCACAGTCGCTTCAACCTCTTTGCGAATCTCGGCATTTTCAGCGTCGGAATTTCCTACTCTGAAATCCTCATTCACACTGGGAAGTGGAAGCACAGCGAATCCGCATTGGAACCGATGTGAAATCTGTTCCTTCGTTGGATATTCGCTTTCATGTCCAAGCTTTCCCAGCTTGGATACTTCAGCGTTACGCACAGTGTCATAGCGATTGCAGAAGTCCTGAACCTCTTTTTCGAACTCATCTTTCAACTCAGTGAGTTCCTTTCTGAGCTCAGGCCAATCCTCAATCGAACAGACATTCCAGCCACCGTCAAGAAACGGTTTTGTTTTTGCTTTGAATAACGTGTTGATTTTTGAAACCGTCTTGTTGATTCCGTCCATGTGAGAACGGGCAATCAACCTCTTTGTGACTGTAACGCTATTTGTTGTAGTGTCATTGTCACTGGCGACCTTCTGTGACTCAGACTTATCCGTGATACTGGAAGTCCAAGTGGTAACCGTCTTTTTCACCATGATTGCTTTCTGTTGCAAATTAGCCATGATATTTCTCTCCTCTTTTCTCTTGTTGTAGGTTAGTTGAATAACCAACTAGACTGATAACGATTGATCCGTTACCAGTCTTATTCATCATTCAACAGTGGGCAATCCTCGTATGTCTTTAGGTTCAACTTCACCGCATTGGATATCCAATACAGTGAATCCGTTCTTTTCGGCAATCTCTTTCACGATATCCGTTTTGGGAACTAATGGATATCCTTTAGAATTGCTTGAGAACGTATACAGTGTTTTTCTGTTACCGTATACATGACATTCTGTGATTCCTGGAGTCTGTTCTGTGATAACATAGATATCTCCGCTGTATCCTAGATATCTCTGTCCCACCTTCATCTCAGATAATTCTGTTCCGTTTTTGTCCAGTTCAAATAAATCTAAATATTTTGTATATTTATCCTGGTGTACTTTCATAATATCTCTCCTCTTTTCTCTGTTTTGTATTCTACTCTCAACAGAACTGACAACCTTTTATCAGTTATCAGTTCTTTCTTGAAATTAGAATTTACAATTCATCTCCAAACCTTTTTGCCAGTTCCTGGTACAGTGGATCATTGTTGTATCCGTTTCCCTTGAAGAAAGTAGCTTCAGTGAATACGAAAAAGGGAACCTTTCTCAGTCTTGCAATGCGTGTGATCCTTTTCATCAACCTGCATTGCAATTCGTATCCTCTTGACCACTGTCCGCTATGATAATCGATACAAACAAACCATAAACAAACCATAAACTTATCGTTCATAGCACACCTTCTTTTTCCATTTCATCCATCACTTCAGAAGTGTACCAGAACCAACCTACAATGATGTTCTCACAAGATCCTTGTGGTTCATCATCCGGGAATTTCACACAGACACCTGATCCCATCGTAGCCGGTTGTAATCCATACCAACCTGCTTTATGCAATTCAGAACCTGTTTCTGTGAGAATGAAGTCAGCGAAATTGTAGAAATACTTTTTATACGTGAATCCATTGGTTCCGTTCTCACCGTCTTCAATTTGTCTTTTCTGATTATTTGTACGTACATGTAACATAATATCTCTCCTCTTTTCTCTGTTAGTTTGATACTTCACCAAGACCGACAACGTTATCCGTTATCAGTCTTATGTGACAATATCAAGATAATTGCATTAAATTGTACCGTATGGAGACATAGCAGTGTAATCCTTCTATGTCGCATCCGTGTTCTGTTCTCAGTGTTCCTTTTTCTCTTTCAAGTCTATTGCATACTTCCAGTCCGTCTTCCGATTCGTACAAGCATTCCATAGCGTCATCGAATGCTTCCTGCTCCGTCTGTCCCATTCCAGTAACGACACGATCAAACTCCGTGAATGATGTTCCGCATCCTGAAAAGTATTGTTCGTTGTCAATTCCGTGATTTACAATCTCATAGTTTAGTACTACTTTTTTCATTGTCTCTCTCCTCTTTTCTCTGTTTTGTTGTTGAGTAATAAACTCAATAGAACTGATAATCCGTTTTGTTTATCAGTTCTTGTTTGAATCTATTAATCCGTTTTGTGTTCGTTTCTTAACCATACAATGATGAATATGGTTAAGAAAACTGTGATAATGTGTTCCATAATCCGTTCTCTCTTTCAATCCGTTTTGTAATCCGTTTTCTCTTTTTACAGAGCTTTGAGATTTCAATTTTATAGGGATTCTTATAGGGAATCATACTACATTTAGTTTATCTCCCCTCTTATCTCTGTAGTACAGAATACTCTATTTAATCTATAGACTAAATAGAGTATAGAAGTCTATTTAATCTATAGATTAAGTAGAATAAACGAATAGCTCTATACTTCACTTAATTGATAGAAATAGTAAAGTATAGAGCTACAATAATGCAATTAATACACTTGTAATTCAGAGTGATAGACTATTCCACTTTGCTTTGATTGCAGAGTAGAATTATCTACTTGGATATACTTTGCGTATTGAGCTTTTTTTGCTGGATTGCATTGATAGCTATCATGGTAATGTGAGTTTCCAAATGCTTTCTGAATGGCGATTATTCCATTACTTGCTTTTTGAATAAATCGCTTTGAATCGTGATTATTTGATACTACGTATATTTTTTCTCTCATATTCTCTATCTCTTTTCTCTATAGTATTGTACGACTAATTAGAGCTCTTGAATCGATAGCAAGAGCTCTCACTAGTGTTACAATTTAATTAATTGGAATAGTCAATTCAGCTTTTTTGAGATTGGTATAGAGATAGTGGAATATCTCTATATGATCACATTCTGTATTGAATGTGACATTGTCCAACACATCGCTATAGTATTCATCTATAGTAGATTGTACTATTTCGGCTACTTCACTTGTACGTGGTATGAACATGTAATTTTCATTGCTTTCCACCAACAGAAAATGATGTTCAAACCATTCCATAGCATAGGGATTTTCAATCGTTAAGTCAGAGCACATTAATTCAGTAGCCAAGTCTAATGATTCTTTTTTTGTTAGTGCATAAATTAGCATAGTCTCTCTCTTTTCTCTTGTTTAGTTTTTACTTCTTTAATACTAATATACTACACAATAGTTATTTATTGTGTAGTATCGTTAGTATGCCAAACTAGAATGCAATTACACAATTTGGCATTTCATTCTTGACGTATTCACGAACGTATTTCTTCACTGGTGTAATTTTGATAACTCTCGTTTTTACGTTTTTTTGAATTTTGAACATGGGTGTTTCCATGTTCATGTTTTTCGCTTCGATGTGCTTTATATGTCCATATACGCGCCGATAATACTTTTTGTAATCGGCAGCTTTGAAGCCGAAATATTTAATCAGCTCATTAGTGATATTCTCAATCGTATTTCCCAATATCAGCATTTCACTGATAAAATCGGCTTGGGTACCCTTACGATAAGTAAGCGCGCCTTTTACCACTTTGCCATTATCATCACGAATATACTGTCCACTTCTACCATCTTGCTTTGTTTTCATGATTCTCTCTCTTTTCTCTTTTGGTTTTAGATACTATATAGTATCAATGGACTATACAAGTAATTTTGTATAGTCTTTTTGATATTACATAATACATGGAGTAGAAAACAATGCTTCACTATTGGGAATCGAATCAAACAAGTGAACGTCAAATACTATATTAGCAATAGTATTTAACGAACGTTTGCTAGCGCGATTGGAATAGTGTGCAAGAAATGACTGACGGGCCATTGTGATTGCCAAAGTGGTATCTTGTTTCACTCTTGCAAGAGCTTCAATCGAATCACTTTCAGAATAGCTCAAAAGCATATCGCTTGCTATTCTGTATAGTTCGTACGAATCTAATTTCTTTCTCTTATCGTTCATTTTTTTACTCTCTCTCTTTTCTCTAATTTTACTCATTCCAAACTATCGCTTGGAATGGCAATTAGAGAGAAGATACTACAATAATGCAATATCTTCTCTCTCTTTGCTAGAGAAAGAGAAGAGAAGAGAATATTCAAATGTGCTATTCATTATAATTTGTAGTAGGGTAGCTTGCTAGCCAGTTATGCTACTACATATACAGGGAAGTCTATTTATCTATTGGGTATCTTATTGTCAAGTCCAGCTGTGACAACTATCGCACGAATAGTGAATCTCATAGATTCTTCGAATCGTTCGATAAATAGAAGTTAGATTGTCAAATATCATAGACTATAGTTCTTACGCATATAGTCTATTGGATTCCAGTATATCGAGATTTTCATTAATCTCTGGAGTGAATGGAATCGCTTCATATTCCCATTTCCAATGATTAATCTCTGAGAGAGATTCACACTGTTAAACATTTGGTGTTTTTTAGCGTAAATGGGAATAGTGGTCACTTTCTCAAGTCAATCACGAATCTCTCAATATGGGGCATTTAGCCGGCTCTTGCTGGAGAGCATAAAGAGAGAGATTGAGCTTTGCGCTCAATCATCCCATAGCGTATTGATATTCTGCTATGTGAGATAGTTAATCTCAAGACTAGCGTCTGGATTGCTTGATACTAGTGGTTTGGAGAGTTATCAAAGAACTGTAAGTCAGATTTGACTTACGCCCATACTGTAAGCAATCACTATGCCAATATAAAGAATATAAAGCATAGACAAATACACAATATCTAGTGTATAAATCCCTACCCATGTACTAAGCATTATGTAAACTTGCGCAACATTTGCCCGCTATTATACTACACCCATACTACCTGCTTCCATAAGTCTATAAATATAAAGAATATAAAGCATACTCTACTTATTCACTAGAGAGTGAGCAAAGTTTACCCATATTGTGCAATTACTTCTCACTCTCTACTTACTCTATAGACTAAGTAGAGAGGTTTACCATGCGTCACATATAAGCGATTCAAAGCCGATTAAGAGTAGAAATGACTGACAGCTCAATAAAGTTGTCACATAGAGTATTAGAAAGCGTTCTAGCTATACTTTGGATAGTAGACTGGGATGGATACCAGACAACAAAGCATATAGATATCCATATCCAAGTAGATGCATGATACAGAACGTTCTATGGGTACATACTCTCTCTAGTGAATAGATGTCCATTTCAATCTACTTGGATATGGATAGATAGATGGAATGAATAGATGTTCATGAAACGTTGAAACGCCAGCCACAGTCACCCATACCCAAACACCCATACACACGCACAACCGCCCTACTTACTCTATAGACTAAGTAGAGTAACCGTTTATTAGTCTACACAGTCTATAGATTTGATAGAGAATGAAAAACCCGAAAACGTCTTGTGTAGTAGGGGGCAGCCACACCCAATTATTTTCAAAGTTTGGGCACTGGGCATCGATCCAGGCAGGTAAATAGTTTTGCTCACTATATAAGCATCTGTACGGGGAATCGATCGAGGTAAGCAATAATGGTATAATTTTTAGATAAAAAAATGCCCTCTGGAGGTGTAGAGGGCTGCATTGCAATGGGAATGATGTTTTAGGCTAATTTTCTTTTGATTATACAATTTTTCCTTGTACCTCGTAGTGGTGTATACCTGCTTTATAATGCGCTGTGAATGTTTTGTCATGGAGGTCTTTGTGGGGAGGGACTATGCGTTTGATTAAAACACCAAACACCTCCATAACAATACGTCTCACTGAATATGTACTGAGATTGAGGCCAAAATCTTGTATCATTATTCGTATATCGTTTTGGATGGTTCGAAACACAGAATCACTGACTTCCAATTGAATGAGTGTCAGCATCTCCCTGTCAAACTTTTTCCAGAGCTCAGCAATGCTGTTTATGGGACTTTTCAAAGAGAGAGTAACGTCAAAGTCAGGTTTCATCTTTTATTCTCCAGTGCTTATGTGTGTGTTGCTCCCTTAAATGCCTGTAGCGGGGCTGTATGGGGCTTTAATTGGCATGTCTGAGGGTGTGTGAGTGTGGAGAAAACCCTGTTCATCCACTCTTTTGTCCACAACAACGTTTCCCCGTTTGTATCTGACTCCAGTTATTGCGTTTTCTTTCTTGGCGTAATTCTGAGCGTATTCGATGGCTTGGTTGATATCAGACGTGTAATTCCCGCATGATAACCAAAACCCCTTGCGAAAGACGATGGGGACATATTGCACGTTGTTATTCATTCGTTTCCTCCCGTGGTTGAATGGGAGACATATAGGCAATATAACCACATCGCCTGCATGTTACTTTCATTACCTCAGGTTCATTGATTTTGGTTTTATCGAACGTGTTATATACAGGGCCGATGTATTCCAACCCAGGTATACGATTAAGATCGCCACATTTTTCACATTGCGTATTGGTGTAGATGGGTGTTTTAGGAAAATTTCCCGGTGAGTTTTGGTATTCAACTTGTAACTTTTTCATTCGTTTCTCCTGTTTCTTCTGTAAATGTTCCAGTTTCGAGCCATATTTGTAACCTCTCTATCAAACCCCGCACTTGTGTTTCATTGAGGTGCATTCTTGTGTGTATCAATACATCATCGGGTATTGGATACGGCATCCATCCACTGACTTCTCCAGGAGGTAATGCCATACCAATTTTTTGTGCTTTTGTTTTCATGATTTTTGGTTCTGGATCATCAATTCCAAGCCATATCCAACCAAGAGGGTCATCAACTGTACCATCATCATTTTCACACACAGCGCGTGAACTGATTTGCAGACTGCATTTTTTTCCATATTCATCAAGAAATTCGATCAATCCAAAACCTCTGTTAGTTTTACTATTTGTGCCAAGTGGTGATAAGTCTTTTTTATTCATTTTTTTCTCCAATATAGATTCACATGCTCCCGGCTTCTCGTAATCCCTGAGCGATTGAAAAGAGTATAGTGGACAGTATAAAGCACACAATACTAAAGAGTGCACAGGCAATAGAGGCGAGTATCCATTTTATCGAGTTTGCTTGTTTACTGGTTATGCCATTAGTTTCCTTGCTCATGTTTGTTTCTCCAAAAAGAAATTGGGACACATCCCATGCGTGAGATTAATCAGGGGAGTTATCTGAGGCCTGTTCGAGCAACGCATCAGCTCTATGTCCCATCACAACTTTGAACCATTCAGCAAATTGTAACAACTCTATTATACAACTGACCTCACAAATTGTGTTGACTATTTTTACATGTTGTTTATACTGATGGAGGAAAGTGGAGGATTTAGTTATGCCAAGAACACTGGAAAAACCTGCTGAACTAGACCTGGATGAGTTCGAAGGAGCTTTGAATAGGTATGAAATGAGGTCTGCTTTGGATAAGCTGTCTCATAGTGTCTATGATGATGAATTACATCCAAAACTCGCCTTTCGTGTATGTTCCCGTATGGGAGCAACAATACCTGATCTAGCCATGATATTTGGAGTGAAAGAAAGAGTCATATCTGTCTGGAAGAATAAGCATCCCAGATTTAGCAAAGCGTTGAAGGCTGGCAGGGATATATATGATACTGAAGTTGTTGAGAGTGCGTTGAGAACAAGGGCTGTAGGTTACTCCAAGACGATTGAGAAGAGCATTGCAAAAACCAAAGTCGTTACTGATAAGTCAGGTATGCCCGTGCTGGACGATCACGGTGAGGTATTAACGTATACCGAGAGAATTGAAACTGAAGAAGAAATGTACTTTCCTCCAGACACCCGCGCCATCATTTTCTTCTTGTGTAACCGTAACGGTATGAGGTGGAGACGTAATGCCGAAAAACTGGAGATGAACACCCATAAACACGTCCATCTGGATATGTCCAAATTTTCTACTGAAGAGTTGCAAGCATTGAAAGACATGTCTGCGAAGGCAAACGGGAAGCTCGATCAGATTTCGTTTGAGAAGGCATCATTTACAGAGGCCGATATGATCGAGATGCAAGAAGTGGCTCCCGATATTGTGGAAGAGATGGTGGATAATGCCCAGAACTAAAAATACGCTGAATAGCGATAGACACTTGATGCTGGACAGTGAAAAGAACACTCATAATATGCTGAATGAGGTTAGCATTGATCGTGAATTGGGGAAAAGGTCATTTCATGATTTCGTGAGACTGACTTGGCCGGCAATCGACCCAGCACCTTTCGCTGACGGTTGGCATATTAAATTGATTTGTAAATACCTCGAAAAATGCTACCGCAGGGAAATAAAAAGGTTAGTTATTAATATACCTCCCCGTCACTGTAAATCTTCCATAGTAGCAGTTTTGTTTCCTGTGTGGTGTTGGATACAAGACGCTTCCATTAGGTTTTTCTTTTTCTCTTACGCATTAAACTTATGTGAGCGCGACAGTGTGAAGTGTCGCAGGTTAATTGAGTCTGATTGGTTCAGGGAGAGATGGGGAGATATCGTTGAACTGGCTGACGACCAGAATCAGAAACGCAGGTATGAAACAACAAAACAAGGGTATCGTACAATCGCATCTGTTGGAGGTTCGGTTACGGGAGAGGGCGGTGATTTTCTCATCGTAGATGATCCACACAATGTAGTAGAAGGGGAATCAGAATCTGTTAGACGATCCACTGTCGAATGGTGGAAAGAAGCTGTTTCCACCCGTTTGAATGATGCAAAGACAGGTGTAAAGATTATCATCCAACAGAGAGTGCATGAGGAAGATTTGGCGGGGGAGATGATTAAAGTAGGTTACAAACATCTGGTACTTCCATGTAAATACGAATACGATCACCCTTACGTCCATCCAGAAGACCCCAGAGAGATTGATGGGGAGTTGATATGGGAAGAGAAGTTTGGAGAACGTGAGGTAAAGAATCTGGAAGATGCCATGGGGGTGTATGCGGCGGCGGGACAGCTTCAGCAGAGACCTGCTCCCCGTCAAGGGGGGATGTTCGATCCCAAGTGGTTCAAAGAAATTACTTATGATAAAGTGCCTTCTGGAGGTATTATCGTGAGGGGATGGGACTTGGCGGCAAGTTCTGATAAGAGAGCTGCGTGGACGTGTGGTGTTTTAATTAAGAAGGTTGAAGGGAAATACTATATCATAAACGTTTGCCGTTTTCGTCTTACCCCAGGTGCTCTTGAGGCTAAGATCAAAGCGATTGTTGATGCCGATGATGAAGGTCATCATGTAAGGCTTCAGTCGTTCCCCCAAGACCCTGCATCTGCTGGCAAGTTATCGGCTCAACATTTGAAAACTATGCTGGCGGGATACCCAATACGCACCTCATTGGAATCGGGGGATAAAGAAATACGTGCTCAGTCGTTTGCAGCTCAGGTTGAAATTGGGAATGTTTTCATTGTGAAAGATGTATGGAATGAGATTTATTTGGATGAGTGTGGATCGTTCCCTAACGGTAAATTTCTGGATCAAGTGGATGCCAGTTCCAGAGCGTTCCATGAAATCAGACTGCTTGAGAAAATGGGGAATCAACATGGCGTGGCGGGTTCCCCTGAAATTTTAATGGGAAAGTCTGACAAAATGGTTGTAGGATATAATAAGGATGAAATGACGTATAAAACAAAATTTGTAGATAAACCTGATGGAGTTCCCGTTGTATCAGGCCCGGTTATGTAAAAGGAGAGATTATTATGCCCAGAACAAAGCATTTAGTGAAGAAAGCCGTGAATAACAAGATAGGAATGCCTTTGGGGGTAACAGGTCTGAAACAAAGTAGCGGGTACATCATGGAAGAGTACCAGCCAGACCTGCAAGGGGTAAAAGCCGCCAAGATGTATAAAGAGATGATGGAATCAGATGAGACTGTTGGCTCTGTCATCTTTGCTATTGAGATGACAATCAGGTCTGTTCCATGGACTGTGGTGGTGGATGAAGATTATAGATCGAATCCAGAATACGAAGATAAAGCTGAGTTTGTACGGGAAGTGCTCAAAGACATGGATGTGTCACTGGAAGACTTTGTGGTTGAGGTCTTGAGTATGATTCCATTTGGATTTTCCCTGTTTGAGATTATCTATAAACGTCGTAAGGGAATCAAACAGAGCGACCCGAGGTTCAGAAGTGCTTATGATGACGGGAAAATTGGACTTAGAAATCTGGCTCCCAGATCACAAGACACTATCCATAAATGGGCTTTTCATGGGGATGAAGTGATTGGAGCGTATCAAACACCCCCTTATGGGATGGGAGATATATTTCTTCCCATGGATCGTTGTGTTTTGTTCAGGTCTAAATATACAAAGAACAACCCAGAAGGAAAATCGGCTCTTCGAAGTGCTTATAAAGCATATCATTTCAAGAAGAGTTTGGAAATGATTGAAGCAATTGGGGTGGAACGTGAATTGACGGGTTTGCCTATTGTTGAATTACCTGATGAGTTATTAAAGTCAACTGCCGCAGCTGATATAGCTGTGGTACAGACGTATGTGAATTTAGTGAAGAACGTTCGAATCAATCAGCAAGCAGGGGTTGTCATTCCCTCTGATACATTTATTGATGCTGAGGGAAAGATTAGTGATGTGAAGAAGGTGAATTTTAAGCTAATGGCGTCTTCTGGCACACGAACGATTGATACGGGGGCTGTACTGGATCGTCATTCGAGAGGGATATGCCGTAGTGTGCTGGCTGATTGGGTGATGCTTGGTGTTGGTGAGAGGGGATCACAAGCCCTTTCCAGAGACAAATCTTCCATCTTCATGAATGCGTTGGAAGGGTGGTTGAGTATCATAGCGGCTGTTTTCAATCGAAGAATCATCCCCGCATTATTTGATATTAATGGATTCGATAGAATCACTATGCCTAAAATGCAGTACGGTAAAGTTGATCCAGAAAACGTTCTCGAACTATCTGAAGCAGTTAAGAATCTGGGTGATGCTGGAATGCCCATATTCCCCGATGACGATTTGGAAGCCCACGTAAGAGCTCGGGCGGGATTCCCCGATAAGAACCCCGTAAACGATTACATAGTACCTTCTCACAAAGAATTAGAGATTAAAGAGACACAGGCGAATAAGCCTCCAATAATGGGAGTGCCTAATGGTAAACCTGAATAAGTCAGACACAACAGATCATTTGGATAGGATTGCGTCCAAGTACGAACCTAAGATCGAACAAGGGCTTCTTGCCGCTTTTGAAAAAATCAAGAGCGGTATAATCCTGTCAGAGTTGGAAGGGTTGATTGTTACTGGAGGTATATCTGCTGTTCTGGCAAAACTGGGTGATTTGGAGAAGATTATTGGGAAAGAGATTCGGGACACTCTGATTGATGCCGTAGCTGAGGGAGGGAGGGCTGTGATCGGCCAACTTCCCAAAAAGGCAATTCTGGAGACTTACACATTTGATATGCTGGATCAGGGTGTCATTCGGGAGTTCAAGAATCACTATGTGCGTCTGGTCAGTGATATATCCATGGGAACTAGAAAGGTTGTTGTGGATCAGTTAGAGGCTAATATTATTGCGGGTGTCAATCCAATCAAAGCCGCAAGGGATATACGGGATAGTATTGGATTGACACAAATACAGAATCAGGCGGTCAGTAATTTTCGGGCATCGTTGGAATCGGGAGACATATCATCTGCTCTGAAAAACACCCTTAGAGACAAGAGATTTGACAAACTGCTGTCCAGTGCCAAAAAGAAAGACAAACCAATCTCTCAAGAGAAGATCGATAAGATGGTGGACAGATACAGAGAGAGAACGTTGAAGTACAGGGCTGAGACTGTGGCACGTACCGAAGCGATGAGAGCTATATCCATGGGTGAGTTTGAATCTCTGAAACAGGCGTATGATGAGGGGAGTATGCAGGTGGAACTGTTGAGATTTTGGGTGGCTACTTTGGATGAAAGAACGAGGTGGTCACATAAAGGGATGCCTAAATTGAATAAAGATGGGGTGGGAATAGACCAGCCATTTAAGACTCCAAGAGGGAATTTATTACGTTACCCACGCGATCCCAACGCACCTCCTGAGGAGGTCGTGAACTGTAGGTGTCGTCTGATTTACAAGGTTGTGTAAAATTTACTATTGATTAATTATTTAATTTGGTATAATGTTACACAGAAAGGATACGGATTATGAGTAAGATCATCAAATCTAAATCTGGTAAGATCACCAAGACTAGCGATGATTTAGGTATTGTCGGTGGGTGGGCTTCTATCATGACAATTGGCGGTGTTTTGGTGGAAGATGATGATGGGGATGTTATATTTACTGAAGACATTGAAAAAGCCGCACGAGATTTTGTAATCCATTACAGAGATCAGGGGGACACTCACCAATACACAGGCGTTGGAACTCTTACCCAATCTCTTGTTTTTACCAACGAACTCCAAAAAGCACTTGAAATCGATCTTGGATTTGAGGGGTGGTATGTGGAATTTCAAGTTGATAAAGCAAACCATCCTGAAGTTTGGGAAAAGATAAAGAAAGGAGAGTACGCCATGTTTTCAATCGGCGGAACTGGAGAATGGGAGGATTACGATGGCGAAACGTATAAAAATTAAGTCTATTACAGAAGTGTCTTCTTGTGCTAAAGGAATCAACCCATTGGCAAATACAGTATTAGCAAAAGCAAAACCCTCTTCTGTGTTTGAAGAGCCTGTCGTTAAGGGCATATTCGAAGACATGCTCAAAAAGAATGAAATCAATGAGATGTTTTGGAATATGAGATATGCCATGGACGATGCCATTTCAGAGATATTTTATGATAATGACATTGCTATGGAGGACAAAGCAAGCAAAATAAAAGAGGTTGTTTCTTCTTACTCAACAGTAGTGGATCAACTTCTTACCAATGTTGCAAAATCGAAAGAAAAGGAGAGTTTAGAAATGGGTAACGACAAAGACACAAACTTTACTCAAGAGCAATTGGACGCAGCTATCGCCAAAGCCGTTGAAGAAGCTATGTCCAAAGGTCAGCCAGAAGTAGAACGGCTTACCAAAATAGCGGCGATGACTGCTGTGGAAAAGGGACATTACGATATTCTGAAAGGTGACGATCAAACAGCCTTTTTGAATGCCACTTCTGAAGAGCGTGGAAAGATCATCGAAAAATCGAAAAAGACCGATGAAACATTCACAACTCCAGATGGTGTTATCGTAAGCAAAGCTGAAGTGGGTGATGTGGCGTATGCTGTATTGAAATCTCAGCAAGCTTCCATTGCCAGAGCTCAGCAAGAAGCCGCCATGGAAAAGGCGAAACGGGAAGAATCCGAACTGATTCACAAAGCGGAATCCACGTATGCAAATCTACCCGGTGAACCCTCCACGAAAGCCGCCATTCTGAAATCTTTGGAGACGATCAAAGATGAGAGTGTTCGGAAGTCAGCTGAAGAATTACTTTCGGCGGCGAATGTGGCGTTTGGTCAATTGTTCCAAGCTGTCTCCACTCCTGAATCCAGTGTTTCCAATCTACAGATTGTGAAATCCAATGTTGGATTTTCCAAGAGTGCTGATGATGCAGCTTTGGAACTGGATCAGAAAGCCGATACCCTTGTTGCAAAAGAGGGTATTAGCAAAGCAGAAGCTTATTCCCGTCTGTTACGCGATCCAGAGTGTGTTGAACTTGCAAAAGCCGCAAAACAAACGAAAGCAACAGGTTAATTATAAAAAAAGAAAGAAAGGAGAATTACCATGGCTTGGGAAGAGTCTTTAGTACCTATTACGGTAGAAGCAGCTGCTGATTTATCAGCTAAGCAATACTACCTGGGAAAGATCACCTCTACTGGTGTGAACGTATGCAGTTCACAAGGAGAACAGGCTGATTGTGTTCTGTATGGAAAAGCTGCCGCTTTAGGCAGAGCCGAGCGTTGCATTATTGGTGGTGTGGCTAAAGTAATTGCAGGAGCTGTAATTGCGAAAGGTGCTCAGATTACCACAGGAGCGGCTGGTAAAGCAGAAACAGTAGGTTCGGGTGATTGGATATTTGGCAGAGCATTGGAAGCCGCAGCTGCTGATGGTGACATCATTGCTGTTCTTGTTCAGCCCCGCGATATAGCGGCATAATGAAAGGAGGATTTGAAAAATGGGTAACAATTCACAAATCATGCAAGCAGCTTTAGCGAAAGCCCTTGCTCCCGTCAAACGCGCAACACCAACTCCTTCCGATGTCCATATCAATCGGCTGATGACTAATTTGGTGATTGCCAATTTTCAAAGCCTGGAGGGTTTTGTAGCTAACAAAGTCTTTCCAGGAGTTCCCGTAGACAAGCAAGCAAACTACTACCCCAAATGGGATGCAGGTCAGTTCAATCTCGATTTGATGAAAAAACGAGCACCTGCAACTGAATCAGCGGGTGGTGGGATTGCCCCCACACAGACTTTGTACTTTGCTGAAGTGTATGCGTTCCACGTTGATATGGACGACCAGGTATTGGCAAACTACGATGTCGAATTTCGTAACGAACAATCCATTGCCCGATTTTTAGCGATGGTTGATCTTCTTCGCCGTGAAATCGATTGGATGGAAACTTTCTTCACTACCAGTGTTTGGACGACTGACAAAGACGTTTCAGTAAAATGGAATGATGCCGCCAGTACTCCCATCAAAGACATACTCAATGCAAAGCGCACTGTTAAAGAATTGACGGGATACGCTCCTAACATTCTGGTGGTTGGTGCTGAAGTGCATGATGCCCTTCGTCTTCACCCTGAAGTTATTGATCGTTTGAAATACGGCCAGACCCCAGGTGGACCTGCACAAGCCGATAACAGTGATCTGGCGGCTCTCTTTAATGTGGATCAAATTTTGGTTGCTGATGCAATCAAGAACACTGCCAATGAGGGTCAGACGGCTTCACACTCGTTTATCGCTGGCAAACATGCTCTTCTGTGCTATTCGAATCCTGGCAGTCTTATTCTCGAACCCACAGCTGGTGTTACTTTCGAATGGAATGGGTACACGGGTGCTGGTGTTAATGGTTCCCGTACCAGCACGTTCCGTATGGAAAACATCAAGAGCGACCGCCATGAAATCGAATCGGCATGGACACAAGACGTAATTTGTGCCGATTTGGGATACTTCTTTAACGAAGTAGCTGACATGTCAGCTACATCCCTTACATAAGGTGAGAAAGGAGGATTAAAATGGGTACTTTACGTAAAATCAACTTTCTCTTCTGGGCACCTGTTGTGGCTTTTCTTTTAGTACTGACTTTCATGACTGATACTCAGGCAACTGACAACATCAATACTGGGAGTTACGCGACGGCTGGAGAAGTAACAACGATGGCTTGGACTGTGCTAGCTGCTTCCACAACGATGGATTCAGCCGTCATTAGTGTTGTTGGGAAGAGTAAGGTGTGGCTTAATGTTTATATTGAAACAAACAACATTGGTTCTCCAGTTCATGTAGGGGCTGTGACGCGTCCTATTTGGATTGAAGGTAAACCAGGTCTTTCCTCAACAGCTACAGTGGCCTATGCTTCAACTTGGATTCCCTATTTTGACGATGTTTCGTCTGCTACAACAGCAGCTGCGCGTGAGTGTGTTTCCAGAGAAATTCCTGATCGTTTGGGTCTATACGGGCCTATCGATGTAGACGGGCTTTCGTTCATCACTGTCCATGCGCGTGGTATTGCAGAAGCATCCGACGTGGAAATCGAACTTAGTATGAAGTAAGCGAAAACAGGGGGATTAATTTCTCCCTGTTCATTTAGCCGTAGTGGGCTAAATCTGAAGAGCAGCTATTAGATAAAGGAGAAATGAGCATGTTGGCTACTGAAGTATTGGAAAGAGGGATGGTACTGGTCTGCCGTGTGGGTTTCCAGTTTCTTGGGAAAGTCTACAAAACAGGTGACCTTTTCGATTATGAGAAGATTGATGCTGACTGGAATCGGGTGAAATTACTGTTCGATCAAAGAATGCTATCGATGCAACCCATATCGAAAGTTACGGGGGCAAAGCCAAAGCCTGTTGAAGATGTTCCCGTTGTTGAAGATGTTAAAGTGGAAAAGAAAACCACCAAAAAGAAAAGTTCGCGGCGGGGCAAATAACTGAGAGGTTATTATGGCAGCTACAGAAGCAACAACTAGATTGCTAGTGGGTGATCCAGCAGGAGATGACCAGATATTATCATCTGCTAATTATACGGCGATCATAGCTCTGGAGACAAATGAATACAGAGCGGCGGCGACGGCTTGCCGCGCCATTGCAGCTACATTCAGTACGAAAGTAAGTCTTGCTGTTGGGCCTATTCGTATCAGTCTGCAACATAAATTCGAACATTATAAAGCACTGGCGGACGTTTACGATTTTAGGGCACAGGGTGGAGGTGGGTCTGATTCAGTGGTAGCAGGTGCTGAACTGACAGGTGTCTCACTGAGTGATATGGAATCGACAGACTCAGATACAGACCGTCCACCCAATAAATTCAAATTCGGTATGTTTGATAACCCGCCTTCAACATACAAAGCAGACAGAGATGCTGAACTGGAGAGTGAATGATGGCTCTGACTGACGATATATTAGCTGGAGTCACAGACGCTCTTACTGAAGTTGGTAAGACAGCAACTATCACCAGGGTTACAGAAGGTACTTGGGTAGATGCTAACGACCATTCAAAAGGGAAAATACCTACTTCAGCCAGTTACACAGCAACTGTGGCTGTTATTGATTATACGGCTGATATGATTGACGGTACTGTGGTGAGACAGGGCGACAAAATGGTTGCAGTTTCATTGGGGTCTGTTTTGGATGGTGATAGTGATCCCGTATCAAACTTCGTTCCCACTGTGGATGATAAGTTTGTTGATAGTGCTGGAACGTGGAAGATCATAAATGTGGAAAGCAGTGAAGTGTTAGGCTCCATCGTGTTTTCCATGTTACAAGTGAGAATGTAATGAAAAGCAACGAAGATCAGTCCAGAGAGATTTTGTTGGACATAACCAATTTCGCTCAGAAAGAGGTTATCGGTCTTGGTATTGATATTGTCAGCCGATTGAGAGATAACCCCCAAATGGGGGGAACTCCAATAGATACGGGGTGGGCTTCTTCCAACTGGATACCATCGATAGGGAAGCCTGTTCTTCGCACGTATGGAAAGAAACATCCAAATAAACTCAATATAAACAAATCCAATGCGGGTATAGCGTCTCTCGCAAAGTGGACAAAAGGGCCGATCTTTATTTGTAACAATGTACCTTACATAAACTATATCAATATGAAGCATAAGAGGTACAGATATTTTGTGGACAGTGCTATTAAGAATGCGTTGGCAAGCAAGGGCGTTATTACAGCTCCTCTCACAGCAAAGAGTATTGGCGGGTTTCGATCACAAGTAACACCCAGTACGTATAAGAAGAGAAGGAGAAAGAAGTAATGCCCACACCAAACCAAGCTCGCATAGCTATGATGGCGGCGTTCTCTGCTGGATGGAATGAGTCTGTTTATCCAGTATCTTATGATAACGCCGCCTACACTCCACCAACGGGCGTGACTTCGTGGGCGAAGTTTTCAATAAAGTTTGTTGGTGGGGGACAGATATCATTGGGGTCTACTGATAATAGAAGATTTAGAAGATGGGGATTTCTCACTATTGAAGTATATACAATGGCAAATACAGCGACTTCGGCTAGTGATACATTAGCAACAACGGCTCTGAATATATTTGATGGGAAAGATTTTAGTGGTGTGAGATTCAGAGAGGGGAGAATAGAAACTGTTGGAGAAGATGCCGAAGGTAAATGGTATGAACAAGATGCCGTTTTATATTTCGAATTTGATGAAAATAAATAGATACAGAGGAGGACATTATTATGTCTGACACCAATCAAGTAAAACTGGGGATTATTGAAGAAACAACATTCGATACGATTCCCGGCTCTCCCGCTTTTCAGCTTTTGAATTACACAGGCTCCCCCCGGCTTGGGGCTGAAAACAGACACGTAACAAGCCAGGTCATACGCACTGATAGAAATGTACAACAAGCCATTCATGTTGATCGTGAAGTAAATGGGGATGTGAACTTTGAATTGGGATTTTCTTATATGGATATCCCGATTGAAGGTGCTTTACAGAATGATTGGACTGTACAAAACACACTTGTGAATACTGGGTCTGGAACTCCCATAAGTGGTATTGTAGCGGATGGTGATATTATCACATGTGGAGCATCACATGGGTTTGTTATCTATGGGCTTGTGTTGACTACTGGATTTACCAATTCAGAGAACAATTCAGCTACGGGGGATGGCGGGGGTGGTTTGTTTTATATTGAAGCGGCAGATGGAACAACAATCACAATTGATGCCAGTTTGGCAGATGAAACGCCTCCTACAGGTGCCCGCATTCGTAATGTGGGATTTCAGGGAGCCTCGAGTGATATTACTGCAACAGCAACAGGACTTGGTTCTACATTGCTGGACTTCACAACATTTGATATAGATGTTGGTGATTGGGTGTATGTTGGTGGGGGTACTGGGTATGCGTTCGCTACAGCAGCTTGTAATGGGTGGTGTCGTGTTTCTGCTATATCGGCAAACGCTTTGACTTTTGATATTGTTGAAGGTACACTGGCTTCAACTGATGTAGGGGCTGACAAAACTATTCGTGTTTTCTTGGGCGATTCTATTGCAAACGGTACTACATCCAAATCGTATACAGTACAGCAGGAGTTTGATGACCACGTTGCAGGTACGGGAGTGGATACGTATGCAGCTTATTCTGGGTGCCGTATCAGTACATTGAGTTTTGATATACCTTCTGCTGATATTGTTAAAGGCTCTTTCTCTTTTATGGGAGCAACTGCCAAAGTTGATAATACTGGTGAAACCTCTCAATCACAAACAGCAGCTGTTACTGATGATATTTTCAGTACGTCTTCTGATGTGGGAAGCCTGTCTTACAACGTAAGCAGCACTCTTACTGAGGTTGGAACTCCAAACTATGTGCTTTCATCTTCCATTAGTGTCTCTAACAACTTGCGTAGACAAACGGCTGTTGGTACGTTGGGTGTTATTGGAATTGGTTCTGGAAAGTGTGATGTCACAGGGAATCTCCATACTTATTTTGGAAGCAGTACCTTTGTTGCTTACGCTTTTGCCGATACAGAACTTGGGTATACAGTTCGTTTTGAAGATGATGACAATCAGATGTTCTTGATTGACATCCCAACACTGAAACTTACAGGTGGTGCCCCAGATGTTTCGGGACCTGATGCCGATGTCACAGTCGATCTGCCATTTATTGCCACGTACAACAGTACGATGGGTTACACGATCAAGATTCAACAGTTCCACTACGTTCCATAATGTTAGTGGCTGGATTATTACTTTATGAACAAAGGAGAAGAGCAATGTCAGTAAAGTTTAACAAGAAGTTGCTTGAGCAGTTTGGCAGGGATGAAGCGTTGGAAAAAGAAGGTGTTTGGATTGATTTTCAGATTTTCAAAATCAAAGCAGCTAGGGCGGGTGGGAGTAATACAAAATTCTCATCTGCCCTAACCAAACGCCTTCAACAGTTCAGAGGACGTATTCATTTTGATTCACTCCCCTTGGATCAACAACGTGAAATCATGATGGAGATTTACGCCTCCACTGTTGTCTTGGACTGGCAGGGCGTAACGGGTGACGATGGAAAGCCTGTACCCTGCACGAAAGAGAATGTGGTGGATTTCTTCAAAGCGTTGCCAGAAGTATATGAAGTGTTCGTTCTTGAAGTGGATAAGTTTGGAAACTTCAAGATGCAAGTGGATGAAGCAGTAAAAAACTCATAGCGTTCCTCAGATATAAAGGCCGAGGGGTGGGAGCTGACGAACAGAAGATTATTGACGTTTGCATTAAAAGGGGCGATCCCATCCCAAAGTCTATATCTGAGGCTCCAATGGTTGACACATCATTGGAGTTTTATTTGGAAGCATTTTATATTCTGAGTACTGAACGCAGTATAGGTATGGCTATGGGAATGATCCCATGGAGTGCATGTGTCAAATATGCTGATGAATATAACTTATTGGGATGGTTTCGTGAGTTTTTTATAAGAGTCATTCTGCAACTTGACATTGAATATAGAGAGATTATAGACAAGGAGAAGTGACATGGCTGTAAAAAACATCGTCATCAAAATGGATACGGCTTCTGTCACGAAGGCCACCCAATCAGTCAAAGCCGATCTGAAACAAATGGATTCGGCTATCATCAATGTCAATGTCAATATCAAGAATATGGGGAATGGTTTTGAGAAGCTTAGACAGAAAGCGTCTAAGGAGTTTTCACAAATAGAAAGAAAAGCAAAAGCTACAATCGCTACAATAAAAAGTTCGATGTCGCATCAACTTTTTCCATCAGGTTTTATAAGTCCTGATATGAAAAGATCAATGACAATGCTTTCAGCTATGGCTGGACCTAATCTACAGGAGTCTACAAAAGGAATTAGAGCGTCAATTGCTGGAATATACCCTGGTGGGAGTGTTGAAAAGCAAATGGACACCATAAGAAATGCTACTCAAAAAGCAGAAGCATCTGTGGTGTCGTTTAGCAGAAATGCCGGAAGTGCCCTTCATGCACTGTCTACCAATACACGTGCTGTGATGACTTCGTTTGTTAACTTTAGAAACGTCATTGCGGGTGTTGCTGTGGGATTGCTTGTGAAGAACATTGTAGATGCCACTACAGCCCTCCAGAGAATGAAGTCTACATTGCTGGTTGCTACTGAAAGCATGGCAGGTGCTAATGCTGAGATGGAGTATATTACAGAAACTTCTAAGTATCTGGGACTTGATCTTCAATCAGCCGCTCACCAGCTGGCAAAACTGCAAGTAGCGGCGAAGGGAACTGAGTTGGAAGGTCAGGGAGTGAGGGATATCTTTGAAGCTATTGCCATGGCTGGTACTGCTATGGGATTGGGTGCTGAGCAAGTTGCAGGTTCCATTTATGCTGTACAACAGATGATGTCTAAAGGCCGGGTGGCTACTGAAGAGTTGAGACGGCAGTGGGGCGAGCAGATGCCAGGTGCATTTCGATTCGCCGCTCAAGCTATGAACATGACTATGCAAGAGCTGGATAAAGCAATTGAAAATGGAGAAGTGTATGCTGAAGTATTGCTACCAAGAATGGCTAAGGTATTAAAAGAAGAATTTGGACCTGCACTTCCCGTTGCTCTTCGTAATCTACAGGCTGAGTTGAACAGACTACAAACAGCTCTCTTCCAGACCAAACTAGCTGCTTCTGATGCCAGTTTTGGAGATAAGTTTGCAGAAGCTATCAGGGCTGTTACAGCATCATTCGAGAACTTTATAACGGCGGGATATGCTGAAAAAGTAGGGAAGACTCTTGGAACGATCACAGAGTATGCTACTGGATTGATTCGAGAGTGGGGAAAGATACCCGATGTTCTGAATGAAAACAATAAGAAGTTTGAGATAATGGCTCGTGCTATTGAGGGTGCGGCGGCATCTTTGGTTATTTTAGGGGCGGCTGGTGGAATAGCTGCAGCTGGATTTGGGTTGGTTGGTTTGGCAGGGGGTGGGGTCTCTGCTGTTATAGCATTGGCAGCTGCTTTAGTTGGATTGGGTGTTGCTTTTAGGAAAGTAATGACTCCTATAAACGCATTTGATGAAGAGATAAATACCTCATATATAAGAATATCAAATTTGGAATTACATATAAATAGATTGAGCGGAGAGCTTGGTAATTATGCCCAAAAAGAAACTTTGTTATGGCATGAGAAAGAGAAAGTTAATAGCTTGTTTGAGGAAATGATAAGAATAGCTCCCACAATTAGTTCTATCTATGACAAGTGGACAAAAGGAGCTATAAGTTTAGCAGAAGCTGAAAAGTTAATAAACAAAGAAAAGAAAATTCAAGTGGCTTTTGAGAGGTATGATATAGCACTTGCTGAATTTGCAAAAATCAGACGTGAGAAAGAGGAATGGGAAAAGGGAGAATGGACATACGATCCAATGTCTGGTGCATCTGTTATGACAAGGGGATCGAAAGCTCCTCAGGGTACTTTAGAAAAATATGATAAAAGTGAAAAAAGATTTCAAGAGCAGAAAAAATGGTTGGATATAGCCCTAGCAACCAGTGGTGACATCACAAATCAAGATGAGTTTAATAAACTTGTTGAGCAAGGGACAAAACCATTCAAAAAACCTTCCGAAAAAAAAGAAAGTGTAGACGAAGGTGTATTGAAGAAAGCTACATCCACTTATGAACAATATATGCAGTCCATGATTCAGAATACAATCACTCTTGAGGGTGAATTGAATGCAATGCACTATGATGGAGCTGAGAGACGTATCAGAATACAAGAGACTGAATGGGAAGCTCAGAAACAGGCCGCTGAATATCAACACAAACAGCAAATTAAAACAGAAGGTCTATCTCAAGTTCAGATAGATAGTATGACAGATAAATTTAACGATGTTCAAGAGTTGAAGGAAAAAACACACTTGAGAAAACTTGCTGAGATACACGATAATGCCAGAGACGAAGAAAGAGATAAAGCACAAGAAGAGTTGGATAAATTAGAAAAAGAGTCTAAGAGACTTGCTGAGATAGAACAGTCAAAAGTAGACCAGCTTCATGAGATGTATGACCCGGCGTTTCTTCGTCAAAAGTCCATGGATTATTTGAACCAGTATGGGAGTGGACTATCCACTATGGGGCAAGACATGGCAAAGAAAGAAGTTGAATTAAAAGTCATACAGATGCAAGAAGATCAGGTTCTTTCTCTTGGCACTGCTTGGGAAGGTGCTCAAGTTGCTATGGCTGAGTACTCTCGCATGTCTCAAGAATATGCCATGAACACATATAACGCATGGCAGAACATCATATCTCAATTGGAGAGCACATTCACTCAATTCTTAACTGGACAGAAGGTAAACTTCATGCAGTTTATCCAAGAGATCAACGCTCAGATCATTCAGATGGGAATTGTTCGTCCATTGCTTGGAGCTGCTTTTGGTCTTGCGGGAGCTGCTGGAGGGGGTGGAGGTACGGGAGGGAATGTATTTGATTTCATTAACCCCGGAATGGGTGGTGGTGCTTGGGGTGCTGATGCAGAAGCTGGAAAGCCTTTGTGGGTTGGAGAACGGGGAAGAAAGGAATTGTTTGTTCCCTCTGTTAATGGTAGAATTTATCCAGATGAAAAATTGAAAACTTCTAGCAAGGCATCTCTTGTTTTCAGTCCTAATATCACAGTGAATGGTGGGAATGAAAATACGACCAGAGATGTAAAGAAAGTGTTACGAAGAGAAGGGCAGAAGTTGATTCGTGCCGTTGAAGAAGGTAAGAGGGACAAATAATGTTTTATGAAATCTCTTTTCCATTAGTGCCCGATTATGGATTGAGTGGTGGTACGAAGTTCAATACAGTGCTCAACCAATCTCAGGGGGGTAATGTCACCCCCCAATCTATGTGGGATACTCCTCTATTAGAATTTGATATCGAATGTGAATCCATTACCCAAGCCAGTTATGACTTAGTCAAGGCTTGGTTTCTTCTTATGCGTGGGAAGAACAAGGGGTGCCGTTTTCAAGACCCTTCTGATTATACAGGTACTAATGAGTATATTGGTGTTGGTGATGGGAGTACAACAGAGTGGCAACTGGTAAAGAACTATATCGACACTTACGTTCCCTATGCTATCGTGAGAGCTGATGGAACTGGGGAGAAATTAACCATAAAAGACGCTGACGAAGACTTATTGGGTTCGGGTTCCATTATCTATGTGAGCGGCTCAACGTCCAATAACGGGTTCTATACGGCCTCTGCTGTGGCTTCTCAGTCATATACGGTGGCGGGTTACAGTGGCACGACTTATACGATAACAGGTAATTACACAGCTGAGTTTACTATCAATCAAAAAGTGATTGTTACTCATGGGGGAACTGAATACACCAGGTATGTAAAGAGCATAACATGGAATGATCCCGTAACTGAACTTGAATTGAAATCGGCTGTGTCTGGGGGAGCTGCTTCTGACACCATAGCGGCAAATACAGTGGTCACAGTGTCTCCTGATTTAGTGGATGAAACGGCAGATGGGTATGTGTGGATTTTCCATAGCAGGGATATAGTAAAGCCTGTTGAATCTGAAGCAGTGGCTATATCTGTCAATAGCGTCGCAAAGACTGAAGGCAGTGATTACGATGTGGATTACACAACAGGTATAATCACATTTGATGCAGCTCCCACAGACCAACATAGAATCGTTGCAACAGCATTTGAATTTGATGTTCCCATTATTTTGAAGACAGATAAACTTGATACCACATTTGAGTCTTTTGAAAGGTACTCATTTGATATCCCTGTGATTGAATGGAGGAACCCTTCATGATTACAATCACATCTGCAATGACTTCTCATCTGGCATCTGGGAATCCCATTGTTGCTTATTGTCTCAAGATCACACTAGCAAGCGGCAGTGTAAAGGGAGCGACATCATACGATAGAGAAATAACGTATGATGGAACGACTTATGAGTCTGTTCCAGGTGTTAACTTGGGGGGAATGTCGTCATCGGCTGAAATGAATGTAGACAGCTCTGATGCGGCGAGTGATTATAATTCCAACTTATTTACAAAGATTAATCTTATTGATAACACATTGCGTGGAGCAACTTACGAACTCTTCTTTGTAAATCCAAATGATACAACAATGGGAAGGGGATTGGTGTCTAAAGGCACTATAGGTAAAGTATCAATTAAAGATTATGACTTTGATTTTGAATTGAGAAGTTTGTCCCAACGTCTCCAGCAAAAAGTAGGGGATTCTTATAGTCCTTACTGCCGTGCCACACTGGGAGATTCTAAGTGCAGTGTGGATGTGGCTGGATCGTATACTCAAACTGGTTCTGTGAAGGCTGTGACAAGCAACAAGATATTTACTTCGGATGATATCACAGGTTCTATTGATGAAGATGATTATTTTAATTATGGGTTGCTTACTTGGACTTCTGGGAACAACAATGGAAAAGAAATGCAAGTGAGAGATAGTGAATGGGATGATATTGATACATATACTATCGAACTGGATCACCCAATGATAGTGGATATTGAGGTTGGTGATGCCTTTTCCATTACAGCAGGTTGCGATCATAGTTTGGATGGAGATTGTGTGAATAAGTTCAACAATGAAGCTAATTGCAGATGTGAGCCTGATGTTCCAGGTAACGAAATGGATTCACCTTTAGTATGGAAGTTCTAAGGATTCCATTATGCCATTTACATTTTTATTCTTTACGGGGTGGGCGGCGTACTTAGCGGCAGCTGTGTACACAGCCTCTTCTTTTTTATTGTCATTTTTAATGCGGCCTGGAAAATCCCCTGGAGTGGAATTGGGGGATATGACCATCCAGAGCTCCAATTATGGAGAGAGAATCAGAGAAGTTTGGGGAACAGTTGAGATAGCTCCTCAAGTCATATCCACTAGAAGATTCTACCATCTTGGACAGATCACACAGTTAAAACCCTGCTGGAGAGAAGATGATAACTATAGGGGGTGGACGGCTCGATTCACTGGTGGTCTTTCTTTGGGTAAGGGAGAGATTAAAGATATACTGAGAATCAAGATTAATGGAGAAGTGGTTTATAACGTTCGAAGTGATGCTACTGAGGAAGAACTGGCGTCTTCTGCTTTATTTAGACAAAAATACATTAAGGGGATTTATAAGGGAACAGAAACCCAAACTGTTGATCCAATACTATTAGCCAATCATGATGTTATTTATCAAAGAAGTCAGGGAAATGTAGAATCGGTTTATAGTACTGGAGCTAATGCTGGTCACTATACAGCTCATCGGGGCTTGGCTTATACTGTTTTTCAAGAACTGCCACTCGAACATTATGGAAACAGGCTCCCTCAATTTCTTGTTGAAGTTTGTAAGACAGGTGAATCAGCAGATGAAACTCAGGAAGTTATTGAGTTGTCCATTTCGGCTGAAGATACTGAGATTGGACTTTGGTCTGCCAGAAAACAGATGGGTTTGATTTCGTATGCTGGCAGATTGTGGATGGTTGGTGGGGCTGATGCTGGTGGTAAACTGGATGAAGTATGGTCTAGTGAAACAGGGGAAGTATGGAGACAAGAGCCTTCATTATGGGATTGGAAAGAAAATCCTGCAGGGACAATATTGGATGCTAAAGAACGAGTCAACCCTCCATTGGTTGTGTCACAAAATCTATTGTGTATTGGTGGGGAAGGGGAAACATATTCAACAACGTTACGTCAGATAGGTCAACTTAGTACACAGTACGGATACCCTTATGGTGATTTGGCGTGTCCTATTGGTGGGTATCTGCATAGTAACTTAGCGAGATTTGCTGATTGTGGGGTTATCTCTCTTCGACAGTACGATGATCCCAATGATGATGTTGATTACAGTAAAGACCCTGGATGGTTATATCCTGTTTTTATTTGTGGTGGATATGCAATTCCAAGACCTCCTGGGATTGCAGAATACCGTAAGAGCATATACAGAATCAAATTTGTCAATCAGCAGAGAACGGCATTGATTCCTGAAACAATGGGGGTACATACTCGTTACAAAGAAGTTTCTTTTCCAGGTACATGGTCTTGGGAGCTTTTGAGAGCTGACTGTGGTTTTGGATTTAGAAGTAAGCACAAGTTAGTGACCGATCTTAGCTATACAACAGTTCTATCTGTTGGAGGTACAACGTATAGTGACAATGTGGGTTCCAATCCAACAGTCACACAAGAAGTTTGGACGATGGATACACTAACAGGTGAGTTCACTAGAATTAGTACAGACTTGACAGATGGAGCTGGTGGAACTGTTATAGCGGCTGTTTATTGGAATAGAGATTTTTACGCATTTGTTTCTGGAGATGGGAGTGGTTCTCTGATAGCATATAAATCTTCTGATGGGACGGGTGCTTGGACTGAAGTAGACTTTGAAATAAGTGATGTTGCTATTACTGATTACGATGCGGGAGCTCCCCCCGCTATTTGTGTTCACAATGGTGTGCTTTATTTTGTTGGTGGGGCAAGATCGTCTACGCTGATTCAGAAGGTTCATCGTTGCGTTCCAAGATTAACAGGTACAGTCACAGCTCAATTAGATGATACTGTTACAGAAATATGCGGGTGGGGGGGACTGTCCCCAAGTGATATAGATTTAGGCGATCTATCAGGGGATGTTGTGAGAGGGTACGTTATTAGCAGTGTTGAGAGCATACGTGACAGTTTACAAAACTTATTAGCAAAGTTCTATGTGGATGTGGTTGAAGTGGATGGGAAACTTTTGTTTCGAAAGAGAGGTAATGGGGATAGTATTACTGTGGATGAAGATGATTTGGGGGTTACTGCTATTGGAGGTTCTTTTGTAAATAAGTTGGAACAAGTAAAGAACGATTGGATGGGGTATCCATATACGTTAGAAGTTTCGTATCTGTCACAAGAGGGTGATTACAGCCCCATGGTACAGAGTTCGTATGATGTGACCACTGATTCTAAAGAGACTGTTCGAATCAATCTTCCACTGGTTCTGACTGACGATGAAGCCAAAGCCGTTGCTATGGTATTTCGGGATGATATGTATTTAAGTGAGAATGAAGTCACAATAACACTCCCTCCAAAATACATCACAGCAGTTCCAACTGATGTAATTACAACAGAAGTGGACGGGATTACATACACTCTCAGAATAAATAAAAAGGAAGTCAATTATGGAGATGATGTTTATCATGTTAAATTTGTTTGTGTGTTGGAAGATGTGAGTTTGTATAGTAAGACGTATACAGGTATCCCAAGCACGAACACGACAACACCAACAGCCCGTACAATTATCCCGATATTAGAAGCTTTTTTGGACATACCTATACTTGATAAAACGCATGACGATCTTGGGTTTTATATAGCGGCGGCTCCTGGTCTTCCGGGTTCTGATGTGACACGGTGGGAAGGTACAAATATATATAAGAAGATTATAAATACAGATGCTTGGAGTTTTGTTGGTTCCATAACTGAACCATCCATGATGGGGGTCACATTGACACAATTGGGGAGTGTTGGAAATGTGAATTTTATGGATAAAACAAACACAGTTGATGTTTTGATGAAGCATGGCGTTCCAGCGACCATAACAGATAAGGAGTTGTATTACGGTAAAAATATGTTTTTGTGTGGTGATGAAATTATCCAGGCTAAAACAGTGACTCATATAGATGGGTACAGATATAGGTTCTCCAATCTTCTTAGAGCTAGAGTAGGAACGCTTGATTATGTACAGACACATGGGACTATTGAAAAGTTTATCGAGTTGGATATTAGCAAACTCCTTCGTGTGAAGATGGATATCACTGAGATTAGACAGGCTATTGCTTATCGTATTGTGACATTGGGGAACCAATCGTATGAAACTGAATTTCGCATGTTTACTAATCAAATAATAGGTAAGAAACCTCTTCCACCAGGACAATTTAATGGTGTGAAAAAAAGTGACGGGAGTTGGAAGTTTACATGGTTGAGGTCTCCTAGAGGACAGGTTACTGTACAAGCTGGAGTTGAAGACGATGTTGTTTTGGTGAATGAGAGGTATGTGGTTGATTTTTACAGCGATGACTGGAGCGAGCTTCTTCATACTGTTTATCTCACATTCAATAAGCAGTCAGTAAGCAGTACGCTTGAGGGTAGATATGCGTTTATGGTTCTTACAGTTCCAGGAAGTCTTGTTATGGATATGGGAAGTACAAGATTTGAGTATGGACAAAATCAAGTGTATGGGGGAGAAGTCAATTCGATCAATGTTGTGGTTTCTGAACAGAATGAATTTTTTGAAAGAGGATTTGGTGTTGCGAAAACATTTGTATCGTAGTATGATATAGGCACTATATAGGAGAAGGATTATGAAAAAAGTATTGTTGGTTGTGGTTTTGTTTTCTCTGGCTCCCATTGTTTTTTGTGACGAAACAGAAACTTCAAAATATGATTTTGAATATTTGGGATATGGTATGTATGGCGGGGATGTAATACTTAATGACATGATGACTAAAGTAGATTCGTTGATGATCGCAAAAGCTGTTTCAATGTTTGCTACTGATCCAATTGAAATAGCTTCAGCTACTTCTATTTGGGCCGCCACTCATGGTGATGTTTTTATAATTCCTGATGACGCTGTAGGGGAATGGGAAGATTATGATGATTATGTTGGTATTCGAATAGATGAGGGTGGGGGTTATGGGCATTGGACATATATAGCTCCCTTTGATGGAATGGAAATAATGGTAGATTATGATTTAGTTCCAAACGGTCCTTATCCAGGAGGAAGTCGTTTAACTTCTCCTAGAGGAGTAGTATATGATGACGTTACTACAAGTTGGACAATTCCTTATTATTATAGAACACGTGTTGCTTTTGAAGCTGGGTATGATAAAATAATGGACGATTGGTCTGGGGTTGATTATTATGGATATACTTTAGGAAGTCCTTGGGGTGGAAGTAAATTTAAGGGATTTATTTACGATGTGGGGGAAGTTGGAATTGCTATATTGGAATCTGTAACTCCATCGGAATATTATTTACCTCAATTCGTTGTTCAGAATTCCAGAGATACTCCTCCAGGCGGTTCTAGTGCTTTACGATATCCTGAAGTGGGATCGTATGCTAACTTTTTAATAAAGTGGGGACGTTTACATTTGGCAGAAAATAACAGTACATCAACTCCTGTTATCAGTGATGCTTCTGGATTTACGGGGACGAATGCTGGAATCCTTTGGATTTCAAATGGTTCAGATGGAGGGACTGATAATGAATTATATTTTACTAATGAAAGCGGTACAACATCTCTTACTTCAGGGGGGAGTGTTGTTGTGCCCGATCCCTTGTCTCTTTCTTCGATCATCACAACTTCTTTATTGTATGGCACTGCGGCGGGGCAGAACTTTAGCGCGACAGGTGGTATTGATTCAGCAACAATAAATACGTCAGGCAACGCCACCTTTGGGGGGAATGTGGGGATTGGTATTACTCCACTGAATGAGATACATATCAACAAATCAACAGACCCATCAATACGATTAACAAAGACCGGATTAGGCTCTACGGCTTCTGATGGAGTCGTTTTAGGTATGTGGGATACAGGAGGATTACAGATTTGGGGTTATGAAAATGGGCCATTTAGGATTGGTACAAATGGAACTGAAGCATTCCGTTTAGATGCTAGTCAGAACGCCACCTTCGGGGGAAATGTGACGATAGCAAAAGATACCGATGCAAAAGTGCGCGTTGGCTATAGTGCCTCTCAGTCTGGAGATATCTGGTGGGACTACTCTCATGCAGACTTATATATAGATAATTTGGGAAATAATGATAATTACGATATTATTTTTCGAACAAAGGTAAGTGGAACACCAAACATTCCGCTAACTTTAACTGGTGCTGGCAACGCCACCTTCGGGGGAAATGTGAAAATCACGAAGGCAGATTATAATGCGTTGACACTGCAACAATCTGCCGCAGATGCTACCAGTAAAGGTGCTGTAATGACTGGTGCGAGAAGGACAATAGCCAATGCTCCCTTCTCTGGTTATTCAACTTGGGATAATGGTTCAGATAGATTCTTGTATCTAGGCGGTGGAAATTGGGGATTTCCAGACGCTACTAGTATAATCTTTTATACAGCGGCGGCGTACAATGAAACAGCAAATCAGGGGATAGCAACCCTAACATTAGATGGAGGCGGCGCCACCTTCGGGGGAAATGTGGGGATTACTGGAACCAGCCCTTTATTAAATATTACAGGATCGGTAAATGCTTTTATCCTACTAAAAGATACAGGTGGAAGTACTGATGATAAATACTGTCAATTAATCAATGATTCTGATTTCACTTACCTAAAATCACTGACTGATGCGGGAGCGGTTGAAGCAGTTATGCAGACTTGGGATCATAGTACGCACGCATCCACCTTCGGGGGAGATGTGGGGATTGGGATTGCTCCAACAATATATGATTTTGATGTTTATGCAAATGAATACGGCCCAAGAATCAGGGAGGCGACAACCTCTGCTGGAGTAACTTACTTAAAAGTTATTACACGGGAGTTAGAGAATGATTATATGCAAGGTTTTATACAAGCAAGCAGGGATGAGCCTGTATTATGGAATGAATCGAGTAATACATGGTGGAAAGATAATTCCTCTGCCTACAATGTCTGGCAAGCGATAGGATTTTCATATTATAACGGCTTAGAATTTTATACCGGCCCTGCGGCGGCAATAGAAGGTCAATCACATGCAACGTTTGAAGCGAATTATAAGCGAATGACGATTGACAATGACAGTGTAGATGTGTTCGTCAAACTCACCGTCACCGAGGGGGATAGCGGGTTGGTGACTCCGTCCATATATGCGGATACCGCTGTATTTGAGGATGATACAAATGCAGGAATTACTATAGGCACAGGCCTAGCTGGGGTGGCTGGAGCAGTGTATTTTGCGACGGGTGATTTAGATCCAAACCGAGGAATGGTAGAATATAATCATTACGATGATTTGTTTACTTTTTATGTAAACAATGTTGGAAACTATCTGCGAGTAACCCCAACGTATCCAGCCTATGGTAAAATCGGTGGCGGAAATGCCATCTTCGATGACTACGATACTCATTCCAACGCTATAGGTGATCCAGATTCACCTTTCCCACGCAAGGAGATTCTTGACGGTGAAAAGTGGCTGACAACGCTTGAGGGTGTCCAAGCCTATATTGATTCGCATCCAGCCGATAATAAGAATCATACTTGGCGATTGAGCCTTGATTATGTCGAGTGGGAGCGTAAGCAGGAAGCCAAGGCTGAAACACGCATTGTGCCTGTGACATCTACTATCCCGGCGGAGGTTGTTGAGCCAGAAGATGCTTGGGAAATTGCGGATGTGACAGAAACTGTGCCGGTGTTTGAAGAAATCGAAATAGTAATCAAAGTGCTTAATAATGATACATCAGAGGTATTTGAAACAAAAGTTCTTGAATCCACACCAAGTATCGAAGGGGCAACAACAGAGCCTGGAGATGATTTAGGATTGTTGACTATTAGTGAACCAACTCAACTTGTTAAAGTTCCGGTTATGATTCCATTAGATAAACCCAGGTATACAGAACTTGCTGATGGGACAATCAAAATTGTCACGCAAGAGCAAAAGAAAGAATTAAAAGTCAGGCAGGAACGCAGGAAAAAGGCAGGGCTTCAATTTGATACAGCAACCGGGAAATACACTAAACCAGCCCAAGTAATTGAATCGGGCACAAAAGAAATTACAATTAAAACTAAGGAAGAAGCCGAAGCCGAGGCATTAACTGATATCAGGCTTGACCGCTCCGTGAAGCGTTCGCCACTTGCGGAACTTTGCTCTGACACATTCCAAGTTAAGAATGATGCTGGGAAGCCTGTTGGTGTTAAGTTTTCACAGCAAGTAAACTCTCGAATCGAAGCCCTGGAGAATCAAGTCGCTGACCTGCTGGCGCGGGTTGCGAAGTTGGAAGGACGTTAATAATTTGTTTGGAAGATCGTGGATGATAATACAGGAGATGGATGATGCCCCCAACATCGAATGGAGTACGGGAAGCCATTGATAACTTAAAGAACGAGGTTGAACATATACGTAATGAGAGGCAGGGAATATATAACAGACTGAATAATATTGAAGCGCGTGGATGCACCTGTGGAAATTTCCACAAAGAACAAATGGACAAATTAGAAAGTGAGATGGATTATAATTATAAAGAGTTGAAAAGGAGAGACGAAATGATCGAAAAGGAATTAAAAGAAATGACAAAGACGGTTGCAAAGAATAGTGTAATCGCCACTATCGCGGTGTCTGTGTTCTCTATAGTAATAACGTTACTATTTAGGCACTTTTTTAATGGGTAATATCAATATAATAAATAACAGGAGAAAGATTATGAGAAGAGCATTTATGTTGTTTGTATTATTTGTTTTGGTGTTTAGTTCGTTAGTTGCTTTATCAGAAGATGAAGCCCCCGCTGTTATCAAATCTTGTACCACAATTGAAAACTTTGTGGAGATAGCAAACGGGAAATCTATATCCCCAATCGTAATGGATGTCACAGAAACAGTCAAATTGGTAAATACATTTCGTATGATGGCCGTTCAAATACGTGAGTTGCAAAACGACAAGAAAGCAAAACACATAACAATTTGTACATTTTTGTCTCACATCAACAATCGTAATTTGCCTGAAGGAGATAGACTGAAACGGGCAATTGAGTTACTGAATGCTTTAGTCGATCAGGACATGAAATAATGGCAACTAAAGAATATCGAACTGTGTTTGCACTGACAACAACAACCCCTGGTGGTGGTACTTCTCTCCATCGTCCGGGGTCGTATGCTTTCACAGGGGATGGTTCCAGCAGTTTCTATGTGAAAGATACAAACGGTAATGATGTGTATTGCAATCTCGACTATCCATATAAGCTGTGGGTTACAGGAAGGCTTCAGAATCGATCTTGGTTTACAGTGGTGAATGAAAATGATGACAAAACGAAAGTTACTCTCACAGATTCCCGCACTTTACCCAATACTGCTGAGTGTGTGTTTGATTATTATTACGTTCCAAACAGCACATAGTCAAACAGAATTTAACACCCCAGTGGGTGTGTTTCCCGAAATTAGCACGGCATGGAAGCTGTCAGCTAGTGGTTCTTTGATTGTAAATGCCACTACTTTGATTATTATTAAAGTAGAAGACAATCTGGCAAAGATACAGTCACAAGATAATTTACGGCTTGAGCCTCTAGCTAATGCTATTATCTCCATGGCAACTGTTGTGGAGTTCGATGATTATATTGGAGATCGATTGAGATTCTATAGTACGGCTTATAAGATAGGTATATCTTCATTCGATTTGGATTACACTTCTGATTTGTGGCATAAGTGGCATAGTGATACAAATGATGATGCTATGCGGTTGAACGGGGATACGGGGGACTTGTATATAGAAGGTTCTTTTTATGGGGATGGCTCAAATCTTACAGGGATTAGTTTTGCTTATACAGAATTAACGGGAAATCCAAGCGATGTGATTACGGCTGGTGATTATATTGATTGGGCGGGTAACACATTGAATGTGAGTATGTCTTGGACAGATATCACAAACAATCCAAGCACTGCGATCACAGCAGGGGATTATATAGATTGGGATGGTGATACATTAGATGTGGTGCCTGTGTGGCTCCCTCTGGATGGTTCGATAGCCATGACGGGAGATTTGGATATGGGGGGACGCATAATCACTAATCTCGACGGGTTCCAATTAAATGCCAAGTCTACATTGACTGGATTGGCAGAAGGTACATGGGTGCTTTATGCTCCGTAATTTACTTTGTATTTTTCTTTGTTTATTTGTTTGCTCAAATGGATTTGCCGGATATAAATCTTTGAGTTTCCCCTTTTTGGCAGATTCAAGCGATGCTGTATCGAGTAGTCATAACTGCCTTACCATAAGCGGGGGAATTGATACGTCTCCAGGGTATAATGATGGGTATGCTAATGGAGCGATTGATTATTTGAATGGTGAAAGTTCGTGGAGTATATTTACAGGGGTGTATGTTGTTATTGATACGACTGGATGGGGTGCAGGGAATTTATATTATCTAACTGTTGAAGTATACGTTAATGGTCATTGTTCGAGTGTGTGGAAAACACAGAAATCTCAAAATTTTACGCTAGCAACTCCCTACCCACAAGTATATGAAGAATTGATGGGGTGTGTTATTACTTTCCCGGTGTCTGAATTTTCTTCAGGAGATCAAGTAAAATTTCGTTGGTATTTGACTGAAGATAATGAAGGCCCAATTTATTCTTCTGAGACTTATGTGTTTCTGAATAGTGGAAATGAACCAACACCAACGCCCGTAACCACACCAACACCTACAGCGACAACTGGAGCAACACCAACTCCAGACGATCCAACGCCTATACCCGATACACCCACACCAACAGTAACACCCATTCCTCCAACCGCAACAAAAACAAATACACCTACGTTCACACCAGTTCCACCTACGAATACACCTACATGGACACACACGCCAACAAGAACACCTACATGGACATACACGCCAACATATACAAGTGGCCCTACACCTACAGCAACCCCAACTTCGGTAACTCCAGTTCCCACACAGTCTATCAATCTTGAGTTATATGGAATGTATGGTGATCCCGCTATGGTGTCCAAAGACTATACAGGAAGTTCTGAATCACCGTGGGGTGTTGGATTTAAGAATAACGGGCAAGCTGCATTAAATCTTTCTAATGTGACTGTAAGTGCTGTAATTGCTGGTGTGACTGTAAGCACTGTTGTTGTTCCCACTATTAATTTACCTTATGCGGGAGATAAATATACTTATGAGTATCTGTATTTGCAATATGATTTTTCTGCATATACAGGAGTTAATCAATGCACGTTCGTTCATAATTATTTCGATCATGATAATGGTGATAATTTGATTGTAACGAATTTGGTATTCAGTACCCCAACACCAGTCCCTCCAACAGCAACAAATACACAAGCACCAACAAACACACCAACAGCCACATTAAACCCTTCCACGCCAACAAATACACCTGTGACACCAACAGTAACAAATACACCAATTCCAAACACGCCTACAAATACACCAGTTCCTCCAACTGCTACAAATACAGCAACAGTGACACCAACACCAACAGTAACACCTAATGATACACCTACACCAACAGCGACTCCTGTAGCCAAAGATATTGCTTGTAATGCGATGACTGCAAATGAATGGACAAATGGCAGTACTCATGATGCGATAGGTTATATAGAAGTATGGGCAGAGTGTAAGAATGTGGGGACTATTAATTTAACGGGCGGAGAGGGGTCAATTATTAATATAACGCTGTACGATCATTTATCAAATGTGTTGGATAATGATTCTCAGATTAACTTAAGTCCATTATCTGCTGGAAGTACTTGGGATTTAGATGATGGCGGTTATTCCCGTATTTTATTAGATATTGATGGGTTGCCTACAGGTATCTATTACGTAGAGTTTCAAGTTCTTGCAACAGCATGGACTGAGACAAATTATGGAAATAACTATATGACGATGTGGTTCAATTTGATAGACCCAGAATATACACCCACACCAACAGCAACCGCAACCCCAACAGCAACAGCGACACCCACACCAACAAATACTCCAACACCGTATTGGTGGCAAGCAAAAGAAGTGACTCCAATTACAGGTTCTGTTTCAGGTACAGTGTATAACACACGTTTTGTAGATTCATTATACTTAAATATCAGTCCGCCGATGTATACAACATGGAGTACAAGTTATACTTATACAGAAGTTCCAGTTAGTGAGATAAATTATCTCCGAACATCTAATTATACGTGGGTTGATAGTAGTTATACTTGGGCATGGAATCACTATACAGGAGTATGGACACAAATGGTTGGTTCGACCGGAGGGGGACTTCCAGAACCAAAATATCAGTACGTGTATAATGGAGTTGTATATCTAAAAACTGAATCTGTTAGCACTATTTGGGGTAATTTGGTTATAGATCAACTTATATTAACAACGCCCACACCAACAAATACACCAGTCCCCCCAACTGCTACAAATACACCAGTCCCTCCAACTGCTACAAATACACCTACGTTTACACCAACGTTTACGTATACGCCGACAATAGCACCAACACCCACGCCAACAATAGTACCTCCAGCATCCCCAACTCCAAAGTATTATTTTGCTAAAGCGGTAAGTGACGCGACTGAGTATCTTGTACCTTTGGTTGAAGAGGCATATAAAATACCTGGAGATATCTATGCTATTGCTGGTTATGATGTTTTGAATACAACTTTATATTTAAGATGTTGTACACCCTGCCCGACTCCAATACCAAATCGAGTTTATGGTCTGGTTGATGGAGTGACAGTGCATTGGGCGATACGAGAAGATTATTAGAAAAGGAGAATAATGATGAAGAATTACCGCCAAGTTTTACTCGCTTTATTGTTAATAGCTATTGCAGTCGTGATGTTATCTTTTGTTGGATGTGCTTCAACCAACAAGACAGACGAGTTGGTTATCAAAAATTTCTCTATGCTGGTGATTGGAGATCAGGGAACTGACAATATTGAGCCTGTTGATGGAGCTGCACTGGACGCTGATATGAACCTTCCAATATCAGGAGTTCCCGTTCCAATCACTCTCAATTATAAAAGTGGAGGTATTCTTGCAAAGTCTACCATCCATATTGAGGGAGCCACTGGGGCTGTGATTATAATCAATCGTGCTATTAGTGGAAATTCGGGGGTTCCAGTCAAAGATGCTTTATCCAAGGTATTCAAACCCACAGAACACCCATTTGGAAACATAACAGTACAGGGTGGGGATGCAATGGTGGAGCATGTGGAGGAGGGACAATAATGGAAGGAACTACAGAAGTGAAAAACAAAACCACGGAAACAGTCTCTAGTGGTGTTTTGTTTGGCAGGGGTGTAGCAGACAGGGTGTTCTGGCTTTTTGACGCTCTATGGGCGTTCCTGGACGGCAGAAAGACCATGATAGGAGCTGTCTTGGTGGCATTGGGGTATGCAATTGACAGGGAAGTAGAAAATTGGGGGGTTAGTGTCCAAGTACATACATGGATAACCCCCCTGGTAAATGACTTCTACTTCTATGGCAGTGCTCTTGCTGGCTTGGGAAGTGGTCACAAGGGCATCAAGAATAAAGAAGATGTTATGAAATTATTGTTTACAAAAAAGACCACGTGAGATTCATATCTCACAACGGGGGGTGCTAACTCTTGCTCTTCTCCTCGGCATCCCCCGTTTCCTCACCATCTTCTTTTCCCTTCTCTGTTAATTCCAAGGTCAATATGGATACCTGGATCATTCCAATGTGGATATTTACCTATTCCCCCTTTTGTTCTCATATAGTGATTAGATTCGACCAGTTCAATCATTCGTTCGATAGAAATTAGTTTCCATACAGGGTTTTCTACAATATATAAATCTTGGTATTCCATGTGCATATCAATTGCAATAAATGGATGTTGTGCTGGTTTATTAAGCGGTGGTGATTTTTTCTTTTCTTGTTTACGAAGTTTCTCATTTTTATTCCAGCAACGTTTAGCGCAGTGAATAACAATACGTAATTTAATATCATGATAACAACCACTAATATCCCAAGCATGGAAAACGTCCTGAAAAATCTCATACATTTTTTCTGCCCAGATAAGAGGTACATTACTTTTTGTTTTAATCCACTGTAATGTAGGTTCTGTAAATTGATTTGTGATTGGAAGTGGTGGCAATGGCCCGATGTTTTCATCCAATACTTTAGAACACTCCCCGCAATCACAGTTCAACATTTCATGAAATTTATCAAACGGCGTATTTTTGTATACATACTGATATTTACCCATCATTTATTCTCCTTTAATTCCCCATCCGGCAGTGGCGGTATCGGCATCCAGTGGGTTGGGGAACAAACACCGTTTTCTTGGCATCTTATCTGCAAGTTTTTTAGGCTTATAAACTGTAGCCAACATGGGTTCTTTCCATGTTCCAGCAAAGTATAAATCACCCTTGCCTTTTACAACTTTTAGCCTATGCTTTTTTGCAAAGGCAACAGCCTCTTCTTCGCTATTGAATGTCTCGTATGGTTTTTGACTTGTCATTTTATTTAGACCTTTCTAGTATATATGAAGATATAATACCAATACCCAATACCCAATAAACAAGGCGATCCCAGAACCCGCTATAAGCAATAGATGCTTCAGTAAATTATTCATCATAACAAAACTCCTTTCACGATCAACATAGCAAATAATATAATTGTCGTGACTCCATGCATCCACAACACAGTAACAAGAAATATTCTGAAAGCTTTATCTTCAATAGATTCGGATATCATGGAAGATAAAGCACCGATCCAAAACGCTACGAAATAAATCAATGTTCCTGTTATTAAGTCCATCATTTATTCTCCTTTAATTCCCCCTACCCAACAGAGTGCAGTGAAACGATCTATGGCGGATGCTGTCAATACTTTATACCAAGCAGATATGCTCCAATCATCATTATCAATATCCAATATTCGACGCAATGCAAAAACATACAAATCATCATACCCCTTCAGTTCGAACTCCCGCAGTGCTGAACGTGGAGCCTCTTCGGAGTGAAGAGGTTGACAATCATTTTGTATGCCTAATTCCATATTGTGATAGATAAGCATTCCCCAAGATAATCCATCTTCATCTAGTATATATCCATTCTTCTCATACATAGCCCCAATAAAAGGCTCAGGGTTGGTTTCAATCTTTGCTTTGAGTTCTTGAATAGTCATTTTATCAATCTCGCTTTCTTGGCCTTTTTGAGAATATTTTTTGCTTTAACATATAAGCAATCAGGTGTGTGTTCCTCACCTTCACAATAATCACAATACGAATCGAAAAATTGTAGTGGATCACAACCGGCCACTATTTTCAATACTTCCCCCATTTCTCGTATTAAAGCAGACTTTTGGGCAGAATTAACCTTATTTCGCCCACGAATTGGAATACACTCACAGTCTTGAATTTCTTTTTTGCACTTTGAACAAACCATTTTATTTATTTTCCTTTGGAATACCCAGATTTATAGTTATGCACACAGTCAGCCTGTGATGGTATTGATGGTTTTGTATAAATTTTTGCCTCTTTGATTCTTTTCTTTTTTAAGATACGTTTTAACGCAACCTTAAAATTTGAACCTAAAATCTTTCTTGGATTTCCATAAATTGCTACAAATTTGAAGTCATCTATTTTACTTCTATTAATTTCATATACCTTACTCATATAAATCTACCTCTTTTTTAGTATATATGAAAGTACAGTACTAATACCCAATAAGCAACAAACAAGGCAATCCCGGAACCTGCTATAAACAATAGATGCTTCAGGAAATTACTCATCGTAAAACCCCTTTCACGATCAGCATAACAAATAGTATAATTGCTGAGATGCCATGTAAAACCAATATAGCATTAAAAAATTCTTCAAAAGGTTTATCTCCAACACTTTTGGCATAGTTATAACAGTAAGAGATAAACGCACCGATCCAAAACGCAACAAAGTAAATCAATGCTCCCGTTATCAAATCCATTATCTATTCACCTTTCTTCGGAATAAATAAATGCTTCAGGAAATTACTCATAAAGATAAAATCCCTTTCATAAGCAGTATAATAAATAGCACAATTATTGAAATTCCGTGTATTAACAATATAGCATCCCAAAGCCTTCTAAAAGAATCATCCCTCTTATGTTTTGCACATGTAGAATCTAAAGACACAATAGCACCAATCCAAAACGCGACAAAATAAATCAATGTTCCTGTTATTAAGTCCATTATCTATTCACCCTTCTTCGGAATAAATATATTGAAGCCGCCTTTAATGGGTGTTATCGTATATGAAGATGCAAGTACATCTACATCGAAAGCATGATCTGTTTCCTGCATTTCCATCTGATAAACTGAAGGTATCATGTCTGTTACGGACAAAACAGTTCCTGTAGCCCAAGCAGACTGTCTGTCATACTTATAATTATCATTAATTTGTGGGTCTACAAACGTTACATCAACCATTTCTTCGGTCTCTGCCGCTACTGCTCCAAAATGACCGTTTTGATTACGATTAATATAAATAAATAGAAGTGTTATAAAAGTCACAGACGTGATTACAAACCATATTCTAAGTAAGCTCTTCATTTTTTTATCTCCTAAGTTATTTCAAATATTCTATCAGCTGAATCGATCAACTGAGGATCGTGAGAAATCATAATAATCTGTATCCCTAACTTATCGCTGATTTCTTTTATCAATTGCGCCCCCCGTTCTGGGTAGTCTTTTCCCTTGAGCCACTTGAGAGGCTCATCCATCACCAGTATCATTCGTTTTTTTGGAAAGTGGATGGACAGCATACAGATTTGAAGTGTAAGAGTAGCTACGTCTATAGCCCCACCCCCGCTTGAATCCAAAGGGGAAAACTCATGCCCATTCCGTTTGAACACAAAGTCTAATTCGGTCTTGTTTCTTCGTTCCACAAACTGAAGTTCCATTTCGTAGGGGTCGTCAAACACAGCATTCATCCCCATAGTGGCTAGCGAAGACACTTTCATTTGTACCTGTTGTTGTGTTTCTTTGGCTACTTTCTGAATGATGGCTCTGGCTTTCTCAGCGTATTCAATTTCTTTCTTGGTTTTTGACAACTCTTTTTTGGTAGAAATGAGTGATTCCCTTACGTATTCTAATTGACCGTAACACCTATCGACATTACTCAAAAGTTCGGAAAGTTTATTACTGTCCACGAAGAACCTCCTGTAACTTTTCAATTTTCTGTTCCAGTGAACATTCTAATTTGGTTACTTCTTCTTCTTTGAAATCGATGATATTTTCCACATCTTCCAGAGTGATTGTTTTTGCGTTAAGACCACACAACTTAGCCAATGTATTTTTTGTCTTCTTGATAGATTCTTCAGTGGTTTCTTTTTTAGATTTCAAACCACTTATCGTATCACGTAAGTTCAGTATCTCTTGTGCTGTATTCATTCTCACTCTCCCAATGCTGTTTGGATGTACTGTTGTACCCTCTCTTCTATTTTGTTTTTCATGATGAACTTTTTCAGATTCTCTTCAAAGCTCAACCCCAATTCGGCTTGTTCCCCCAATTGCTCGATGAACTTTTGGATGTTCTCGTTGTTTCTTTCTTTTTCTTTCTTGATATATTCCGAACCAAACACATCATCTGCATCTTCAATATCAACATAATGAGTAAACACTACACCTTCTGTTGTTATTAGATAAACACATGGTCGGTGATCTATGGAATCAATTGTCTGTCGTGTTAGGCTCCCTGGATTAATAAGTATGGGTTCATCATCACCAGCACTCCATGTAAATGATTTGTGATTGTCCCCTGTCAGCACATAGGGAATGTGTGGTGGTAATGTTTTCATGAAGTTTTCAGCAAGACAACTATCTTCCATCCAATGTTGATGTTCATCGTCTATGTATGCATGAACAATATAAAAAGGTATACCAAAAAAATCATGTGATCCTGGTTGGTCTATGGTTGTGATAACACCCGATGCTTCCAGTGTTCGTAATCCAGAATGTTCGTAATTTGCCATATTATTACCGGGAAGATCGTGATTGCCTGGAATAACAAGCATATCTCTTGGAATGTTTTCTATCGCCCACGATAGCATGAAAGGTGATGGTTTGGGTTTGTGAAATAAATCGCCCGTATGAATGATTTCGGCATCGTGCTCACTTACCAATTCGTGTATGAACTGCAACTTTCTTTTTTGTGTGTCCAGAAAATTATCTGTGCGGCATGGAGGGGTGTCTTCCCGTAAGTGCCAATCACCTGTCACAATTACATTACATGCAGGTCTGTTTTTTAATATGGGTTTTGATGGTTTCTTTTTCATAATTACCTCATTTTATTGCCACAAAGAGGACAAGTTTCGGGTGTTATTTCTTTCAATCGTTTTTCAGCAACACTTAGATTATACAAAGTGTCCTTCAGATTTCTTTCGTTAAGTTTCCATAAATTCAGGGGGGCTGTTATGCTATCAATTTCCCCTTCTTTATTCTCGATCTTTTTTTGAAGGGAGGTCAAATCATCCAGTTCTTTCATATTGACTTTGGGGACGTTCTCTAAAGATTCTTCCAGTTCATCCCACTGATTGAACTTGTCGATGATTTGATTTAATGTTTCTTTCTTCTTGCTTATATTTTGTGTGTCTGTTGTAATCCCATTCGCAATCTCTTTTGCTGTTTTTGCAAATGATAATTTCTGCCATTCCCCTTTTAGTTTTTCTAAGTTTTGTTCACAAGCTCTCTCATCTGTTTTTATGGAACTTATGGTCTTGTTTATGGCTTTCATGGTGTTGTCGATCACATCTAAATTCACCACACCGTTCATATATCTAGCTGCTTCTCCAGGTGACATGGAAAGAAGAAATGGGGGGGAGAACTGTCCACATAGGTTCACATCGTTCATGTTGATAAAACGTTCGATCTCTTCTGGAACACCCGCTCCAATAGTGTTGTACTTCTTTCCATTAATTGTGTATGAGTTTTCACTATCTCCTCTAGTGCGGGTGATCGTTCCATCACTAAAGGTTAATGTGACAGAAGTATCCCCCGTAACCCCTCTGGTTCTGTACGCATCACCAGAAGGTTTATTAAACAACACCCACACAATAGCTCTATAGATTGCCGTCTTTCCAGAATCAGATTTTCCCACAAAAACATTAACTCCCTCAGACAGATCGAACGTCTTGTCTGTATGGCACTGAAAATTCTTGAGTGTCACTTTTTGAAGTATTTTTCTTTGTATTTTCGCATCATTCTTAGACTTAGTTCGAGGCATTTGTATCCATTCCTTTTTCCACATCTGGCATTGTAAGCATCTTGAACAGGGGCTTCTCTGATTCCATATCTCAATGCTTCAATGATAAGATCAACCTGCTGTTTATTAAGTTCTATTTTTGACATATCATTTTTGCTTTATGCGCCATGAGCAACGCATCTACTCTGCCATCCAACAATCCCCCACGTTTACCATTTAATTCAGATTTTATGTGAGGGTAAAGCCGGGAAGCCACATTGTAATTAGCTATCTTTGTTGTACTCCCGTCTTTGGGTGTGATGATTCCCTTACGCCATTGCACAGGTGTTATTAGTTGAGTAGGCCATGAATAGAACGCACAAATAGCCAGCCACATGCCATAGTTCTGTCCAAATGAAAACACAGAAGTAACACCTTGCTTAGGCATGGCCGATACCTTTTCCAATACAGCAAGTGTTACATTATTTGCAAACGAATAAGTCTCCATCTCACCATGACATGTTGTGTCTTCATACGATCGTTCAATTGTATCAATCATGTCTGAAACGTTATCTGTTTTTGGCCAATCAATAATTAGTGTTTTGTTTTCTTCACTTAAAAAACAAATAGCACCTTTCTTACCAGGGTCTATACCCACAAATACATCCATTTTATTTCCCTTTCTTTAGACATTCAAAGCCTGAATCTTTTGGGGGTGATAGTGGAAACCAATGAGAAAATAAACGATCACCCGCCCACTCAGAAGATGTGAAGGGTATATCGTCTTTCATCTCTTCCAAGAATCTCTCAGCATCGGTTCTTGCTATGTGTGATTTGCGAACGATAAAGGATTTTATACCTGGAACCCATATCAAAATGTCTCTGTTGTCGTTTGGAGGGAGTATATTTTCCACCCGTAACATATACGATGAAAGCAAATCAGCTCTATTCATTGTCAGAAGAACCGTCTCTTTCTGTTCAGTTTCAAACTGTCTTCAATCTCTCTCCATTTTCTACCACATATCATTGCTAGTTTCTTTTCTTCATTGTTGGATTCAATAGCTTCAACCAGTACGTTTTTGTTTTGGAATCTTTGATCTTCCCATAATCCAACAGGTACTATTGGAGAGTTGTCTTTTTTCCATCCCCCTTCTTTTATCATGAACTCCACACATGATGTGGTATCGTCCACACCATAATCATAATATGTATTGAATGAGGCTGTACGCAGTTTACCTGTTACTTTATTCTTATCAGTAGTGGCAGTAACCGTGTGTCCTATGATACGTTTTGATTTTGTTTCTTTGATTTGTCCATCCACTCTCAGCCAGATTTCATGAAAAGCGTAATGTCCAAGGGCTTTTCCCCCAGCTCGATAATATTTCTTTTGGAATGGAAGAGCATTAATTGTTTCCCGCACCTGAGACACTACAATCAAAAGGGATTCTGTAGCTTTCAGCCCCTCTATAATTGTTCGAAACATTTTTGATAACGTTTTTGCCCCCTTTGTGCCATAACCCCCACCCTCTTTTACTTCTTTGTCTTTTTCGATACCCGCTATCAGAGCTTTTTCAAAAGCAACATCCTCGTCTGAACCCAGTGAGTCGTATGAGTCCAGTACATATATAAACTTTTCATTTTTCTTTATTCGTAAACCGATATGTGCCCAGAACTCTTCAACATTACTAGAGCTGTGTGGAAACCCTTCTTTGTCTCTTCTTGGAGGTTCTATTCTTTCGGATGTTTTCTTTCCAAAGAGGTACTCTATATCGAACTGGCTTGCGTGTTCGGCATCGTCATAAATGATTTTATAATCATCGTATTTTTTATCATTAGCTATACAAGCCATACAAGTCAGAGTGAGAAGGGTCTTCCCGGCTGACTTATCCCCTACAATATTCACAACAGTACCTGCGGCAAACCCCACAAAAGGTGAATCGGAGCAAGCAAGATTCAACATGGTAGAGCCTGTGGGTAACAACACAAGTTTCTTTTCTGGAGGTGATGTTCTTTCCAACCCTCTTTTTATGGACGATGTTTTATCAGTCATTTTTCGTGGCATCTTTTAGATATCTCTCCCATTTTTCTTGGTCGATCTTCCAATCTGAGAACTTTCCATTCAATTGGAATCCCAGTTTTTGTTTTTTGATGATAGAAATTAGAGTAGGTAATGACATGGGGATTCCCATAGTATCGGCTATGTCGATAGCCTGTGTCGTACTGATTGTTTGTTTTACTTTTCTTGGAGACATGATTAATTAACAGTGGGGGCCGAGACCCCCACTGATTCCTTTCTGTCAACTTCGTGTGCGGCGCCGGCGTTTTGGTTCTTCTGTTGTATCGTCATCTGGTGTGGGTTCATCTGCTTTTTTTCGAGTACGTGTTTTCTTTTCTTCTTTTGGTTCTTCTGGGGGAGGAGCTTCTTCTTTTGAAGCCTGTTCGCAAGCATCCCAGTTGTCACATTCGAAGCACTCATCTTTCACGTTTACGTCCACTCCAAATCTGTGCCCAAAGGGACATTTCCCTTCAGACTTTGGTGTTTTCTTTTCTCGTCTTGGAGGAGATTCATCTTGAACGTCCTCTTCATCTGGAGTTGGTTCTTCCACTTCATCTTCATCTGCTGGTTTTGCTTTGCGTCTGTTTCGGGGTGATGTTGTTTCTTCAGTATCATCATTTGAATCTTCAGAAGATTCAGCAGATTCACCATACAGTTCGGCCAGCACATCATCATATTTTGGGTGTTTGATGCACGAAAATAAATCAACTGATTCTTCCAAAATAGCATCATCGTAATCTTCACGGTCAACAAAATCTACACGATCCAGCATCCAGTATTTTGTTTTGTTGTACACATCAGACTTGAAGCGGCAACGAAGAGTTTTACCACCAACCAACCATGGATAATCCAGTCCGACATCATCTCCCAATGCCTCAGCTCCAGTTATTTCATCTTGAAGCTTGTTGTAAAATTTTGTGGACTTTTCCATGAAAACCTGTATGGGTTCGTCTTTTTCTGAAAGATTAATGACGTTGAACACATCATACTTTTTTGGTTTTTGGTCGTAGTATTCTTTGTCAGTTAACTCTGCCCTGTTTTTTTGGAGAAAGTCACAAACGGAGCATTTCTCTTTGTGTGTCTTTGCCAAACATACAACAGTTGTCTTCCCGTCCACTCCCTGATTATGGTGAGCGTAAACACTTGCCATGTGCCACTCATCACCTTTTTCAGCAGGTTCGTTTGGATTGGGATTATTGACTTTGAAAGGTACAATTTCAATATCAACAATAATCATCCCATTCGCTTCTTTTCCCGCTTTTGTGATGTCGAACATACTGACACCCTTGGGAGCTTGGAAAAGAACACCACCGATTCCCTGTTTTTCTTTTTCATGCTTTTTTCGCATCTTGTCACGTAAAGCTTGTTGTCTTGCGTCGTTTTTCTTTGCCATAGTTAAGACCTTCTTTCTCTTCGTTTTGAAGTTGTTTTTTGTTTTTCTGCCATACGTTCTTTGATTGCTTTTTCTTTTGACTCTTCTCTGATTTTACAACCCCCCGCCACAGAGTAGTAATTCTGAGCGTGTAACTTCACCAAGTCGCTCATAGCCGTTCGTTTATGCTCTAGTGCCTGGACGGCTGAAAGTGCCATATTGAAATCGTATGAAGCTTTATTGAAAGTTGATTCAGCTGTTTGATACTCGTTTGTCATGAGAACAGCTGAGTTGATTGCACTTTCTGTTGTTTTTGTAAGTCCAAACTTTTCTGGATTGTCCCGTATGGATTTATCCATCTCTGCCTTGATTAGAGATAAACGTGATTTGGATTCATCCATTACTCTTCGGCATTCTGTGATGTGTTTGGAGTACTTATAATACACAGACGATTGTATCTCCAGTTCTTTATCCAGATTGTGTATGTCAATCTGAATATCTTTCTCAAAGTCTAGGTCATTCGGCATTGGACATTTCCTTTTCGTGATTGATAATTCGTTCGATCATTCCATCCATGATGAGTTTGAACTTGTCAATCTTAGTATGCCATCTCTGGCACGTAATATACCATACACTGGCATTGTTAGGAAAACCGCTGATTGTGTGGCGTTCTGCTTTTGCCCGTTCTTCAGCAATCATTCTTGCTTTCTTTTTCACAAAAGTGTCTCTCTTGTGACAGTATGAAAACCCAATAGAGATTTTTTTGCTTCTCTCATCAACCACAAAAGCAATACATCCAACAGGTACTTTGAGATTAAGCCCCTGATTATTGGGAATTGCTTTATGGCATTTTGGACATTTCACAGTCTCACGTACATACCGATAATAAGTTTTTGTTTGTG